TGTTTTTCTTGACCCTAAACCGTACCGGGCTTGTGTGGGCTGGGGGTGGTTGGTGTGGGTTTGGTGTGGGTTTGGTACGGTTTGACTCAGCTTAGGGTCAGTTGTGTAAAACTGATCTTGACTCAATGAGGTTTTGCACTGTATAATGTGGGCGCAGAACGGGGGGTGTGATTTTTTAGAGATTTTGCACTGGCGCAGGTGGCTTTTGGGGAATAAATTTTTCAAGGTTTTCCACTGGCGCAGGTGACCCACGGGGCGAAAAATTTCAAGGTTTTCCACTGGCGCAGGTGGGTCACCTGCGCTAATTAAGTGGATGGTTATATTCGTGAACGCTTATATAAGCGGTGGCTTATATTCGTGGTGGCTTATATAAGCCGACACTTATATAAGCAGTGGCTTATGTGTGGCCAAACCTTTCATTGTAGCATGGGCCCGGGAAGGGGGTCAAGTGGTTTTTTAACCACACACGGTTTAGTCGGGATTAGAAAAACCTTGACACGGTCGCCAATATTATGTTATAATATTGGCGCCATAATACCCCTATAACCTGGTCAACAATAGGGGTATTAGGTCAAATAATAAGGGGCTATAAGCCCCTTTTATTATTCCCTGATATGTTCTAGTATATCCATTGCCAATTTTTCCATTTCGTCTGTAATATCCACATCAGACATCGGCTGTAGAGCCAGTTTAATAATAAGTGCCAACCGTATCATTTCTTCGTGGCTGAGTGAAATAATATATTCAGTTTTGGTTTCAATTTGCATTTTTGATTCTCCTTTTGAAAATGCGGATTTTAGTCCAAATCAGTAACGGGTGAATATAATTCTCCGGTACTGAATCCTAGATCATTTAATATCTTTTCCAAGTGTGCTGCAATTAATTGGAATCGGTCATCGTGATGATAGTTTTCATTAAAGCTGTTATCCTCGATCATTTTGGCATGGATTAATTCGTGTGCAATTACCCCATACACATCAAAATTGGATTCTAGTGTCTGGCCTAAATTAATAACAATTTTGTGTTTTTGGAGACGATTATTGCGAAACACAGTATCGCACCAACCGGCCAAACGACGTTGAGTCTTATTAAAAACTCGGGTTTTCAATACTACGTCAACTGGTTTCTGTATTTCCAATACAGAAACCACGGCTTGAATAAGCAACAATACGTCAGATTTCATGGTGTGTTATATGGGGGTTATTAGCCCCCATATATTTTACTTGGCTACGAAATGTTCTTTTACTTGGTGTTTATTCCAGTCATATGGAATTACCTTTTCTCGCCAATCACGTTTTTTCAAGATATTGACCAAAATAGGAACCTCAAAATCTCGGGCATCTTCCAATGCAGTATGTGGCTCAGTCTTAAACTCGCCACTCACAAAACCACAAACACTTTCAGCTGTGGTTTTGTAGGTCATGTTTTGGTTGACAGTGGGAGAATTGAATAGGTGATTATCCATGCAAAACTGCCGATAGCGCTTAGTATGGGTAATATTACCGATACTAGCGTGCCAAAGGCAGAATTTATCATTGAAAATGTTAAGATCAATTCCGGTTTTGTCGCACTTATCACGATCAAAAGCCAGATTGTATGCGGTAAGGGTTGGATTATATTTACCAACAGCCTGATTCAGCCATTTATTAATGGCAGCTGTACTGGCAAGCATACGAATACCCGAATTAAGCATGGAGACATATGCTGCTTTACGCTTTTCCAAACCCTCATACCCCCAAATATCATTTGCACGTTTATCGTGGAACAATTCATATGTGCCATAATGGTCTTTTACCAATACTGCACATTGGTTATAAATCTTGCCATCACGGTCAACAATAACCGCGGCAAAATCAGCCACGGTATTTTCCATCGTGGTTTCAGTATCCACCACGCACCAGAATTGCTTTTTAGCCATATTAACCTTCACACATGAAACCGGAAAGGGCCGGAGTCTCGCCCATGCTTTGCAGCACCTGCCGAGTGTACCGGTTTTTGTGATGTATTGCAAGCCCCTACAGTGTGGTCAACTATTGACCAGGCGGCTTGACGGGGGCCAATTATATAATATATAATTGGCGCCAATATAAGGGTTTACCCTTATATTGATTTATTTCCTTTCCCAGATTTTATATCTTATCATTATGACGACGAAAAACAGATTTAGTATGTAGTTGAATAACAGTGGCATATCTCCTTTTGGAAATATATAAACAATGGTGAATAACTCCCCAAAGAACCAACAACCCAAGAAAAAGGGGTTTAATCCTCGGGCGTGGCCGTCTTTTGCACATTGCAAAACCTGGGGAATTGCACATATTGCAAATAATATGCTACCAATCCAACCTATAGTTTCCATTTTAGTGACCCTGAACCGAGGGAATATAAACACCGCGGATATTGAAATGATCGCAAACTGCTTTTAGGTAACTCACATTGTCTTCGTAAAATACACAATCCGCAGTTTTGAATTGCTTCAAGTTGAAAAACTTTTGCAAACCCTTGATTTTAAGAGTTTTGCCAGACTGATTATCACCGTCACGACGCGAGATAAGATAATCGGGACTGCCGAGAATCTCACGGATAAACACATTATCCAATTCGCGCACAATACGCGCAGTGGCGATAATTACATAAGTATTTGGGTCTTGCAAATCACGACGATATTGAGACACAAGAGGAAGCAAACCATCTTGCATACACCGATTTTCATTATCGCGCCAGTATTGCAAATCGATTTTGACAATACCATTTTCTGTTACCGTGCGGTAACGGTGGCTGCTATCAACGATCGTGCCGTCCATGTCATAAATTGCAACCTTCATTTTGAACCCCTTGTTTTGTAGAGCCCGAGTGTAGCACGTTCGCCCAGGCGACACAAGCCCCCAACAATGACCCTACGTCGTGGTCAACCATTGATGTGGTGGCTTGACACGGCCCAATTTTATATTATAAAATTGGCGCCCCTATTAGGGTTTACCCTAATAGGGGTTTTTAAATAATAAGGGGTATAACCCCTTATTATGTTAGGCAATGGCTTTTGCAATATCTCGAGCCTTTGCCCCTAGCCGGTTCACAATATTTTCTGACCAGTGGCCGCCAATATTGCAGGGCAATACCTGCATACTCGCCCAACGGTCCAACACAAGATACTCGGCAACATCGTAGCGATACAGGGATTCTTCCACGCTGGCAAGACTCAGCGCAAATTTGCCAGTATCAATGCCGGTTTGCTTGATACCAACACAAACCCCCAGCAGGGGAAAATGAAAGATAACCACGTCGGGATAATCCGCCCGCATATCTTGCAGAATATCCAATTCCGTATCATTCAAGACGGTTTGATTCACATTACGCATGATAAGCCCTTTCTATGGCTTGGTTGGGAAAATGGTTTGCTTAGAGTATGTTATACCCTAAGCAAACCCCTTTCGGGGTTTGCGTCAATCATTCGATTGGACGGGAATTGGCCAGTGCATCGAAGATCGCTTTCAATGCACGCTTGTTAGCCTTGGTGAGACTGTCCACGTCAGGCTCCGACAGCATGAGGATTTTGCCGATAGCCTCGGCGTGTGCATCCTTCTTCACGGGAGACTCACCAGTCTTGGTAACATAGGTCTTCTTCTGGTAAACACCCTCACGACTCAGTTTCGCAACAATCGAGCGAACCGATTTACCGAGACTCTCGGCAAGGGCTTCGACCGTAGTGCCGGCCTTGTACGCTTCGACCAGAGCAGCAGTCTGCTCAGGAGTATAATTCACAACCTTTTCACTAGCCATTTTCAGTTTCTCCGAGTTAACACGCATGGGGAAATTTTGGCAATGCCGGGCAATCCCCTCAACCTATGCTGATATTATACAGGGTCAGTATTCCCCCGTCAAGTATTGTGTTTTCTTTCCTTTCTGTTCGTCGTCGTCAGGGACACAGTATAACGGTTTTTCAGCCTGGACACAATACCCTAGTGCAATGTGGGGTCTTTGCGCCAGGCGGTGATTGGCAGTTAACCAGGCGGTAGCCAGCAGTTAACCAGGGGTAAGTCCCTATTGACAGCTGAGTTAGATTGTGATATAATTTTGGCGCACCCCATAGGTGTTACCTATGGGGTGCGGCGGCTCAATAGGTAACACCTATTGAGCCGCACACAAAAAAGCCGACAAAAACAGTCGGCTTTTTTGTGTGGCCCTTGACAGGGCCCAAAATTATATGTTATAATTTTGGCGCAAATTAGCCGCCTGGCCAGGCGGCTAATTATACTGTGATTATTATTCGTCGGTGTTGACGACAATGGTGGAAACGTGGGGGTCGGAATTGGGGACGTCGTCCAGCATCTTGACCCTATACGCCACCCAGTTGATGCTGGTGTAGTATTCCTGATGATGCTTGAAGTGTTGTTCGTCCCACCATTCGATCATGTAAACCTTCATTTGGGTTCCTTTCGTGTTGCAGAGAACACAGTATAACGCTTTTTAAGCCGCACAGCACATACCCGAGCGCATCGTGGGGTCTTTTAGCCAGGCCCTTGACAGGGCCCAAAATTATATGTTATAATTTTGGCGCCATAATAACCCTATAATATATAGGGTTATTATGTGGTCGTTAGAAAAACCCCATGTTGATTATTTTGTAGTCCAGTTTGGGGCACTTTTTGCCTAAATTCTTTTTCAATTCTACACAATCCCTTTCTAAATCCGATAGGTTTTGATAGTGACACACCAAAACATTATCGAAAAACAAACCCCAGACTTTTACAACACCCATTTTGAAATCCCCACCAGGTTAGCGCACAAGAAAAACCCGTTCAATACACTGAGGGATTTATCCCTTTTCGTGATCCCTATATATAGCCACGATATCGAACCAATAATAAACAAACTGTATCCCAAAATATATATCTGAAACGCAACCAGAAAACTGCCGATAACCGAGCTTATAGTGCCTAGCCACGATATATACCCCATTTCAAATCCGTTTGTAGTTTACCATGTTATGGCATCGTTCTGGAGGCAGACCTAATTCTTTCATAATCTTTTTCCAGCTTTTGCCATGCCCAAAATCATTATACACCAGAAAAGCCACACAGTGTGCCAATTCATGGGGAATAATGACGTTACAAAATTCGTCGGGATATTGTTCGAACAATTCAACCGACAAGTCTATATACTGCGGGTCGTGCTCAATAAAAGCACGTCCTGCGGTAGTTTTCAGCCGTTTATTCAAAACTACCGCAGGAGCAGTTTTGGTTAAGTTGGGGTACAGATTGCACAGTATGTCCCAAGTGTTTTGGGCACTGCGGTCTGCGACTTGTTGCATTGTGGAGTCTTTCATGGGCCGGATTCTACTACAAAAATTTGGCTACCACAAGACCCCTCGACCAGGTCAACTATTGCTAGTGTCACTTGACACGGTCGCCAATATTATATTATAATATTGGCGCCAGTATTAGGGTTTACCCTAATACTGGCCTTATTAAATAGGTTCGACTTTGTAGACAGTATGTTGAACAAGCCTTACAGGAATACCATCATATATTTGAAGGTATTGCATATCGATTGGTCTGTCATCAGACCACGATTCCAATTGCTCCACAATTTCTTCGACGGTTGAACCCGTAGCGATATACTCGGCGATATCGCTGGCAGTATAGATTCCAAACAGCATGATGTTTCCTTTCTTGAAATGTGGTTAGTCCGGCAAGACATCCCATTTAGCAACCATAGTCATGGAAACCTTGACTTCTTCAGCCCTAAATACCTTTAGGTATATTGGGTCTATTTCTTCCCCTGCTTGACGAGTCAAGTCTGCGATTATTGGCTCAAGACTGCTGGCACACGCCCACAAGTCTTCACCGTGATCGGTGTAATACACTGCAATAAGCATGATGTTTCCTTTCTTGAAAAGGGGGATACTATCCCCCGGATATCACACGATCAACGAGAGCTTTTGCAGAATCTTTTGCAATGCGGTTTTGTTCGCCTTGGTGAGACTGCTAGTCTCGGGCTCTGTCAATTCACAAAGAACCCCGATTTTGTCTGCCAGCTCTTCTTTTGAAACAACTGTTTCACCAGTCTTGGTAACATACTCCTTTTTCTTGTAAACACCTTCCCGGCTCAGTTTGGCCACCACACTGCGAACACTCTTGCCCAGCGTGGCTGCAATACTTTCCACGGGAACACCCTTGCTATACCCGTCCAGCATTTGTTGGACCTGCTCGGGAGTGTAGTTTGCGGTTTTCTCAGTCATCTTCTTTCCTTTCAGTCAAAGACCATCGCCGACAATAATAGCAATTCCCATTGCAAGAATCGCCACCCAGAATGGGCTAGTAGCCCACAAAATCAGAAAAAGATCCGACATTTTAACCCCTCTTTGAATAAACAACCAGACCCGTGAGATACTCGCGCTTGCCTGCCATGTAGCTGCGACGCACCACATAGGACTTCAAGCCCAGCATGTTAGCAGACCTAATGGCTTCAGTCAACAGGCTAGTGCCCGTGGTGACTGGTTTGTAGGCAACTTCACTGTGAAAAACAGTGTAAACAGGTTCGTAACCCATCGAAGGTCTCCGGTTGTTCGTCGTTTCCATGGGATAGAGTATAACGGTTTTTCGGCCCATCCACAATACCCTAGTGCATCGTGTGGTCTTTGAACCAGGCCTAGGGGTAAGTCCCTATTGACAGCAAGAATTTGGTGTGGTATAATTTTGGCGCCACAAAAACCCTACGATCTGTAGGGTTTTTGCAGCCAGGCCGTTGACACGGCCCAAAATTATGTGTTATAATTTTGGCGCCACAAAGCCCCCACATTCTGTGGGGGCTTTGGTTATCACTCCCACATAGTTTTACGGGTCGCGATAGAGGCGATTGTAGCAAGAGGAAATTTCTTCCTGAAGTCTTCGATGGCCAGATCGCGGGTCTCAGCACGAATAGCCACCGAGTAGCTGCCGAAACCTTCAACTGCGTTAAAGTAGAACCAGGTCTTCATCTCGTGTTCCTTTCTGCTGCTGTGAACACAGTATAGCACAACACCGCAACACCTAACTTTTAACCCCTCAGTGTGGTCAACTATCCGGGCACGCGCTTGACACGGCCCAAAATTATGTGTTATAATTTTGGCGCCACAAAGCCCCCACATTCTGTGGGGGCTTTGATTGATTGGTGATTACTTTGACTTCAAGTCATTCGTGTGCCATTCCACGCTACGCGCCACGCTCTCGTTTTCGCGCACAGCACTGGCCAGCATACCCGTCAGGTAACCGACAACAAAGGACTCGGAATAGCCCTTGCTAGCAGCGCGCTCGCGGGCGGCCTGGAGCAGGGCTTGGACTTGGTTGTAGGCTTCGGTAGCAGTCATCTCGTGTTCCTTTCCTGTTGCAGTGAACGCAGTATAGCACAAGACCGTGCCCGTGCAAGACCTAAATTTTAACCCCTCAGTGTGGTCAACTATCCAGGCCACCGCTTGACACGGGCCAATTATATAATATATAATTGGCGCCCGAATAGGGGTTTACCCCTATTCGTTATTCTTCATATACTATGAAGTATGGAGTTTCCCCATAATCTCCAGAGTATTCAATGGGATGGTCCGGATTGAACAGAGTCATATCAATCCCAGTATCCCAGAAAACATCAAAAACCCAGTCCTGATACATATACTTCCTTTCAATAGTCTAGCCAATCGCCCATACTCTCGATTTTGGAGGCTGCTTCCTCCACACTAACCACATACTGAACCCGATCAACCCAGTTGGGGCTATCCGGGCCAATATACATAACACAACACCAGCGGCCCGTAGCACCACGCGCAAGACAGTGGATACCCTGTATGGGCCGGGGATACTTCGTACCCGTCATGTCGCATTCGGTGATCATGCCAAAAATCATCATGGTATATACTCCTGATTTGATTACGCCATTACTCGGTCGATATAAGCCTGGGCCTGTTCCACAGTCTTAAAAGACTTGACCTGCTTGGTGACCCAGTAGGCGTCCTGCCGGATGGTGTCAAACTTGAACACCTGCACCTGGACAGTGCGAGTAGCCCACGGTACAACAAACGCCCTGACAGTACCAAGGGCCGGGGGAGTGTAGGTGGTGGTCATCTCGTGTTCCTCTTGTGTTGCTGTGAACACAGTATAGCACAACACCACACCAGCACAACATCAAAATTTTAACCCCTCGACCAGGTCAACTATTGTGCGGGGGGCTTGACCAGGCCACCAAAATTATGATATAATTTTGGCGCCCGAATAAGGGTTGTCCCTTATTCGGTTTTGTCTTACTGAGAGTAGGATATCAACCTATCGAGTAAGTGCCTCCGCGTGGCACGCCGATGTCATCTAGTAGGACGTCAATTACCGTTTGGGAAACCACAGCCCTACCATTGACAAACACGGCATCGACCAAGTAAGAATACCTGCGGCCGTTGAAACGGATGGAAACAAAAACCTTTTTCATTTCATGTTCTCCTGCTGCTGTGAACACAGTATAACACAAGACCGTGCCTGGACAACAATAAATTTTTGACCCTACAACCTACTCGGCTATTGTGGCCAAGCGGCTTGACCAGGCCACCAAAATTATGATATAATTTTGGCGCCCCAATAGGGGTAAACCCCTATTAATTAGTCCGACCAACACCCCAATAATGGGGGATACTCTGTTTCTGGATATTCCCAGTTTACAGGATTATCCATTGCAATCTCCGTCAAATCCCAGTCATACAAATAGGGCAAAACCCAGTCTTGATAGTCGCTCATTTGTCGAACCCTTATTCTGTTAGTTCTCTGTATACCTGATCATAACTAACACAGTATTCCCATGCCGCATTTCTGCAAGCATCAAAGAAACTCATGTGATATACAGACATCAATTGCTTTGCGTAACACACGGCAGCTTCAAGCATTTTGTTGCTTTCTGGCATAAACACACAGTTTGTAATAATGGTTTACCATATCCATCAACTGCTGGGCATTTTCTCTTTGTTTAGGATCCTTCAATTCATTTTCAATTTGTTCGATAAACGCTTTGAAGGTAACGAACAGAAAACCATCGCTCATGGTTTCGGAAATGTATTGCAGTTTTTCTGTAGTATTCATTTCTTACCCTTTCAAACCCGGAACGTGGGGCTCACGCCGACCTTGTCAGCCACCATCCACACGTACTCCACGTACACTTCTTCTTCGCGGGCTTCCTGAGCCGCCACGTCCAGATCCCAGTTGGCCTGGTCGTATTCTTCACGAATGGTGATTTCGGCCATGTCCAGCTCAAAGGACTCGATGTCTTCACGGGTCATGTCAGCGGGGTAGTACATCTTGGGGCTCCTTGTCTGTGTCAGTAGAGTTAGTATAACGCAAAACAGCGTGTTGTGTCAAACCCGATCTTTGTGTGGGGTCTTTGGCCAGGCCCTTGACCTGGCCCAGAATTACATGATATAATTCTGGCGCCATAAAGCCCTTACAGTCTGTAAGGGCTTTGGTATCAATGCCATTCCGGCTTGATCCTGGGCTTCTTCATACGCCAGAACATACGCCACTTGCATCCCTGGGGCGTAAGGGCTTGGGTATTTTCGTAGACCACGAACCTGTTACCTCTCAGCTTTCCAACCGGCTTGCCCGGGAGCTGGCCACGCAATAGCCTTTCGGCAGTCTTTTCATAGGTCTTGACAAGCATCGCAGTCTTCCTCACTTCTTCTTCAAGAAAGTCTTTTCGTAATTGTCGATCATTGCAGTCTGTCGCTGATTCTGGTCCCTCAGCTTCTTAAGCTCAATTTGACTGAAGCCATACCGGGCTTCCATGTAGTTGATGTAGTCGAGGGATTCTTCCAGCAGCTTCCAGAGCTTATCAGCATCGTGAGCCGCAAGCAGGGCTTTTCGAATCGTCTTGAGCCTAAAATCCTGGTCGCTGGACAGTTGGGGTTGATCGTTAGGCATCTTTGCTCCCTTGTGTGTTGCAGTGAAGACAGTATAACCCAAAACACCACAGTCAGTCAAACCCGAGTGTTTTGTGGTGGAATTGTGTAGGGCCTTGACGGGGGCCAGAATATTGTGATATAATTCTGGCGCCATAAAGCCCTTACAGTCTGTAAGGGCTTTGGTCAATCACACCAACCGATACCGACCCGCATCATACTCGCGAAGCACAGCCCGACCTATGTTGGCGTTAGTGTCCATATCGAGCCCCCACAACACAACCACGCCGGAAATGTGGCGTGAGGCATCGTGAAAGAAAACCTCTACATCGTCCAGGTTTAGCTCTACCGCATCCTGTTCTTCAAACACAATGTCCAAGAATTGTTGATTGTTGTAGACCCGGCCGGTGTTGTAAACAATGTGCCTTCTCATCTTAGTGTTCCTTTGTGGGTTATTAGAAGCTGCCGGAAAGTATGGGGATGTTACGGGCCGGACCGATAAGGACAACATCCTCCAGAGGAGCGGTGTCGTCCAGGTACGGATGCTGAATGCGAACTTCCTCAGACGGGTCAAGGGTTTGCAGAATCTGGATCAGGTCTTGTACGGTCATTTTGGTGTTCCTCTCGTGTTGCAGTGATGACAGTATAACGCAAAACACCACAGTCAGTCAAACCCGATCTTTGTGTGGGGTCTTTGTGTGGCCCCTTGACGTGGCCTAAAAACACATGGTACAATAGGGGCGGTTAACAGACTAGTTACTTTACTGAGTGTGCTGCGCCCCCCAACACGGCCTCTTTTAAAAAATATCACACAAAGTTTTCGGTGCCAAAACCCAACAAATCTTCTTTTAAAATAATACCCAAGTCAAAAATAGTGGTTGAATTTTTTTAACACATGTTTTATAATTCAGTTTTACACTACCCACAACACCAACCATGAACACACTGCCCGTTCCACACTCACCTGCAGAGGTAGTGCAATTGACGCCCGAAGACGTATTGATCTGCAATACGTACTTGACAACAGGAAGCATTGACATCACGAGCTCCCAGTTGGACATTCCACAAGAACTGGTGGTCAAAACCTTGGAATCTCCGCTCTCAAAAAGCTATGTAGATCGTGTGTTTTTAGACTGGGGGTTTAACAATCGCTTTAAAATCCGCAAAGCAATGGATTTGGTGTTAGAAAAAAAGTTTCAAGAATTGGATGAGAGTGGGACTGGGTCTTCAAAAGATATCGCAGAATTGTTGGAGTTGTCACACAAAATGACAATGAACGAACTGGACCGCCAGATTGCATTAGAAAAGATACGATCAAAAAACGCTCCCACCATCAAAAAACAAACAAACATTCAAGTAAACGACAACTCTGTGACGTCTAACTACCACAACTTACTATCAACACTATTAAAAAATGCTTGAAATCTCACGCAGCGATATAGTCTCCACCCACATTCAAACTTGGCCTCAACCCATAATCCAGCTTCCAATTGAACCGTACTTGAAGCTGCTGCCCGTGGGTACTACCACTGCGTACGAGGGTTTGAACCGACCCCAAATTGCATTAATCAACGCAGTCAACGCACCTCACTACCGCTTTATTACTTGTGCGTACAGCCGTCGTCTGGGCAAGACCTTTATTTCAAACGTGTTGGGACAATTGATCTTTTTGATTCCAAACAAGCACGTGTTGATCATGAGTCCTAACTACAGCTTGTCTAACATCAGCTTTGATCTACAGCGAAGTTTTATAAAGTCCTTTGATTTAGAGGTCACACGAGACAACACAAAAGACAGAATTATTGAATTAAGTAACAACAGCACCATACGAATGGGGTCAGTCTCAACAGTGGACTCTAGCGTAGGACGCAGTTACGACTTAATCATTTTTGATGAAGCTGCACTTCACACAGACGGAGAAGACGCTTTTAACATTGCTCTTCGTCCCACATTAGACAAACCCACTTCAAAAGCAATCTTTATTAGTACCCCTCGGGGAAAATCAAACTGGTTCTCCAGCTTCTACAACCGTGGGTTTGATAGTTCCTACCCATACTGGTGTTCACTACGAGCAACCTACGACGAAAATCCCCGTATGTCGGAGGCCGACGTGTTGGAGGCCAAATCCTCGATGAGTACTGCCCAGTTCGAACAAGAGTATTTAGCGTCTTTTAATAGTTACGAGGGTCAGATTTACAAGTTTAGTGAACACAATGTAGTGGTGGAGGAATGTGTGGGCGAGTGTTTTAGTGGGTTAGATCCGGGCTACCGGGACGAAACTGCGTATGTAGTGATTCAGTATTGTTATGAAAAGGATTGGTTCTATGTGTTGGACGAGTATGTCGATAAAAACCTTCCCACCTCAGTCCACGCAGAGCGCATTAACAACCTCAATAATATGTATGGTGTAGAAACGGTGTTTATTGACTCGGCCGCAGCACAAATGAGTGCGGACCTGGCCTACAACTACAACATCAGTTGCACAAGATCAAAAAAGGACGTTTTAGCAGGCATCAGCTTTGTGCAAAACTTAGTAGAAACCAATCGTTTAAAAGTGCACCCTCGTTGTAAAGAAGTGTTAAAGATGTTGGACCAATATCGCTGGGATGATTCCACGTCCGGAAAACCAGTTCACGACCGTTACTCGCACATGGCAGATGCTGTCCGATATGCACTATACAGTTTTGTTACCTAACAAAAAATTTGCTTGAGAAATTTTTGCCTTTAGTATATAATAAGGACTGCTATGGGAACAAACACAAACAAGCGAATTCCTGTAAAATGGATTCGTGACAAAGCAAAAAGTGCATACCAAAAACAGGACCACTGTTTTGTGTGTGGTGTGGAGTTGGACCTAGAACTACACCATTTAGGGTCAGTTACCCTATTATTGGAGCGCTGGTGCAAGGGTAGGGGGTTAGTCTTAAAAACGGATGACGACGTTTTAAACATTCGTGATGAGTTTATTGAAAATCACCAAACAGAATTGTACAAAGACGTTTACACTCTTTGTAATCATCACCATGTTTTATTACACTCCGTTTTTGGAAAAGCACCGCCTCTGTCAAGCGTAGCCAAACAGCGTAACTGGATTGAGATTCAAAAGAACAAAAAAACCGATAAAATTGTTTTAAACAGTAACATCCTTACTTTTAGCAGTTTTTACGGAAATTTTGAGTCCTTTAAACCATTGTACGAGAAAACAAATGAAAATAAGCACCGTATTCAAGAACTGGATTGAAAAACTCAATCCAGCTCAAGTCGTTATATCACGAGAAGAAGGTAGTTTAGTTGACACAACCAGTATTATCACTTACAAACAAGCGTTTGATAGGCTGGAAAGTGTTAATAGAGGCGTAAACATGATTGTTAGCGCCTGCAGCGGACTAGACTACGACATAAAAGATAAAAAATTAGATGGTGTGTTTCAAGGAATGCGCCAGAAAACACTAAACACAATATTAAATTATCAGCCAAATCCTTATCAAAGTGTTCAAGAGTTCCGACGCAACATATTCACAGACTTTTTATTAGACGGAAATGTGTTTTTGTACTGGGACGGAGCGTCATTGTACCACTTGCCAGCTGAAAATGTAACAATAGAAACAAGTGCAAAAACATTTGTTAGTCGTTACAACTACAACTCAGAAATATTCTTTAAACCAGAAGAAGTATTGCACTTTAAAGACTTGAGTTCAAAGAGCATTTATCGTGGTGATAGCCGGTTGCAGAGCTGTGACCGCAACATAAAAACTCTTTACAAAATGCAAAATTTTCAGGACGGGTTCTTTGAAAATGGAGCTGTAATGGGAATGGTGTTGACCTCAGAAAACACACTGTCCCAGATTGCAAAAGACAGAACAATTCAAAACTGGACTTCAAAGTACAACCCTAAACTGGGTCCGCGGAAGCCAGTTATATTGGACAGCGGGTTGAAGCCTGTTAAGCTGGGTGACGAAAGCTTTAAAGATTTAGATTTTGACAATTCTATCAAAACTCACGACAGCAAGATTTTAAAAGCACTTGGAGTTCCGCCTATCTTGTTGGAGGGTGGAAACAACGCAAACATTAGTCCTAACTTGAGATTGTTTTACCTAGAAACAGTAATTCCTATCTTAAATAACTACGTTTCAAGTTTAGAAAGATTCTTCGGATACGATATTGCTCCAGTGACAAGCAACGTATCCGCGATGCAGCCTGAGTTGAAAGACTTGGCTGCCTACTACACAACACTAGTAAACGGAGGGATTTTGAGTCCAAACGAAGCTAGAGTTGAACTTCGCTATCAATCAAAGCCAGACTCGGATAATTTAAGAATTCCAGCAAATATTGCTGGAAGTGCAAGCAATCCAAGTACGGGCGGACGACCAAGCGAATCAAATTAAAAGGAAGCACATGGATAAAAACAAAGTACTACGAATAAATAGTGCTTTTTCCATTAAAAGTGATGCCTCTAGCGATAGTTCTGTTTATATCGAGGGCTATGCAAGCACAAACGATGTGGACAGGCACGGAGACGTTGTCCCTAGTAGTGTGTGGGAAAAAGGCATCCAAAACTACTTGAAGAATCCAGTTGTGTTAGCATACCACGATCATGGTCAGCCCATTGGTCGAATGGTAGAACACAAAGCGGACTCTAAAGGGTTATGGATAAAAGCCAGGGTTAGCTCTGCTGCAAAGCAGTTCAGTTTAATCAAAGACGGCATACTATCCGCTTTTAGCATTGGATTCCGCGTTTTAGACGCTGAGTACAATTCTGCAGCAGAAGTATTTTTAATCAAAGAACTAGAGCTGGTAGAGATTTCGGTCGTAAGTGTTCCAGCAAATCAAAATAGTCTTTTTGAACTATCTAAGGCGTTTAAAACGCCTGAGGAATTTAAACTTTTTAAGGAGCAGTTTGCACTTCGTAGCGAATCAGCTAAAGGGCTTGAGTCCAAAGAAGCAAACAGCAATAAATCAAAGGAAATCATTATGAATCCAGAAGAAATCAAGCAAATGGTTGCTGAAGCAGCCAAGTCAGCCGCAGAGGCTCTAGTAAAAGAGCAAAAGATTGCTCAAGAAAAAGCAGAAAAAGAAGCCCAAGAAAAGGCTGCTTTCGAAGCAAAGGTAAAAGAAGCAGTACAAGTACATATCAAGACCGTTGATACCGGTGCTGAAAAGCTATTGAAAGAAGTTCAAGACCGTTTGGAAGCAGAGCGCGTTGCTAACAAGTCAGCTCTTGAAGGTCTACACGCCTCCATTAAAGAAAAGGCTGCTGAACTAGAAGCCATGCAAAAGTCAAAGATGACCTTTGCCGACAAGCAGACCCAAGAATCTGTAAGTTACAGCGAAAAAGAGAATGCAGTTCTTTTGGCCAAGGTCATGGGCAAGAGCATTGACAACACTCGCTACGGCAAGACAATCATTGAAAAGGCCGGTGCTCACCAGCCAACAAACGCCAATGTTAACTACTGGGAAACAGAAGTTAGCATGAACATGGAAAACGAAGTACGTCGTCGGCTAGTAATGGCTCCTCTAATGAGAGGCATTGCAATGCAGACAAACGTAATGAAGATTCCTGTAAACCCAGAAGCAGGTGTTGCAACTTGGGTTCAGAACAGTGAGTTTGGTACTGCCGCTTCAGCAGGTGCAGCTCAGACTCATCAACTAAAAGAAATCACATTGAGCGCCTACAAGGTTGCAACACGTGAGTACTTGGCCTACGAAGAAGAAGAAGATTCAATGCTTGTTCTACTTCCAGTAGTTCGTGACGGCATGATCCGCAGAGTTGCTCGTGCAGTTGACAAGGCCATGATCAACGGTGCTGGTACTGCCAGCGATCCAGTACAAGGCGTTGCAATGTACGATGCCACATCAGCTGTAACAGTTGATTCAAGTGCTGCCGTAACAGTTGCCAACATGCGCTCTCTACGCAAGGACTTGGGTGCTTGGGGTCTAGATCCAGCTGAATTGGTTTATGTTGTAAACACCGAAGTTTACTACAACCTATTGGACGACACCAACTTCCTAACAGTTGACAAGGTCGGCGATCGTGCCACATTGCTAACTGGTCAGATCGGTGCTATCGGTAACACACCAGTTGTAGTAAGCGGAGAATTCCCTGCTATCGCTGAAGGTGCTGCTACTGCATCAACAAACATCGCAGCATTCTGCTTTGCTCCTGCTAACTTCTTGGTTGGTAACCAGCGCGGTCTACGTGTTGACACCGACAGCCTAGTAGAGACACAACGCAGAGTATTAGTTGCTTCACTACGTACTGGTCTAGTACAGCTTACAACCAACCTTGGTCCAGCTGTTTCTACACTACGCTACGTTAACGCAGCCTAATAAAATCGGGGAGGAATTCCTCCCCGTTTTTTCTAAGCAGATAGTGGTCTGTTTAGAAAAAACAAACCAGGAGTAATACATGGGACTAAATTTGATTACATTACAAGAATACAAAACATACAGTGGAATCAACAGTCCAAATGAAGACCAACTCATTAACTCCTTGATTCCAAAAGTATCAGATTTCGTAAAAACATACTGCAACCGCACTTTTATCGACTGGGTGAACGAACCTAAAACTGAGGTATTTAGCGGCGGTGTGGCATACTTGCCACAAGAGTTTCCAATCAAGAGCGTCTTGAGTTTGGAATACTCACAAGACTACGGCAACAATTATACTGAACTGGTAGAGTATGTCGACTGGGTGTTGAACAGCACCGGCGACATCATCCTGATTAACGGCACGGGAATATTTGACACCAAACCAAACAGTTATAGGTTAACGTACTTTGCTGGATTGGATGCGGTCCCAGGCGATTTGAAATTGGCTGTTATGGACTTGTTGACGTACTACAGACGCAATGATAGCGCAATCCACAGCACAAAAGCAGCCGGGTCGAACTCAGTACAGATTGAATACATTTCAACCACAAGTCTTCCAGCACACATCAAACGTGTGTTGGACTTGTACGTAAATAACTACAATTAATCATGAGTGTTCAAGAGTTTACTAAAACTCTACAGGACAAAGTATATAAGAGCTGGCTGGAAAAGTTGGATAAGAACATAGTTACCTCTGCTGCAACAGCACTGCGTAGTCGAGAACAAACAGCAGCAAAAACAAGTTTTTATATCACTGAAGGCACTGTTAGAGATATTTACAAGACAATAACTGGAAACAATATAGCTTCTGAAGAACTACAGTTGTTTATGCGTGAATTGGTAAAGCCACTCGGCTCACCAGACAAAGAACTGAATACTCTGGTTGGTGAAAATATAGTTGTAAACGGTCAAAAAGCTGTATTCTTTAAAAATATCGGTTTTGATACTATTACAACAAAACTAAACTCTTTGCTAAATGATTACCCAGACGTTCAAGAAGCATATAGAGATGCAGAAGAACAATATGAGAGAGCTGAGCTTAAGGCTCTTCAGTCAAAGCCAGAATACAAAAAACTACCTGTTGCAAGAAAAAGAGCTTTAGAAACTGAAATAAGAAATAAAGCCAAAGAAAGAGCAACTTTTGGTTATTATTTCAATAAGGGTCACGTAATCAGTATTGCAACCAACTTAACAAAGCAGTTCAGAGACGAAATAAGAAAAGCAGATGTACTGGCAAAAAATCAACGTGATGTTTTAATAGAAGTTTTAGACAAGTACATACAAAAGCTGGAGTCAGATGACTTGGCTACTGCCAACTTGCCAAATGCAGTAAATCAGGAATTGTACGCTTCTTATGTTAAGACCAGCACTAGTTATCTTGTAGAGATTCAGCACAGAGTAGGAAATATACAGTCTGGCAGAGAATCGATAAAAGTAGTAGAAGAATTGCGCAGTGTATTTGGCTTAACGCAAAAAAATCTAGAAGACGTAGTAAAAAGCTCGCCAGCACTGGGCAATGCCTTATTAGGAAGTGAAGGATCTCCCAGTCTTTTGCAATTAATTGAGCAAGACATAGTAGGCAGTATTAAAGGTATTCCTACTAAAAACATAGTATATAAACAAGCTCCTGTTTTAATTGGGCGAAAAAAGAATACGATAAAAAAGCCAAAGTCTAATACTGGAAAGATCCTTAAAGCAAAACAATTAAAAACAAAGCTAAAAAATACAAAGTCAAAGTCTGATAGAGATACATTTAAATCAGATCCTATCGTAATAGAAAAATCTCCGATTGATCTGCTAACTCTGATCAACAGCAGACTTCACGATCAGTTAAAAGCCAACATGGGCAGTGGCGATCGCCGAGATATTTTGAACTATCAAAGTGGGCGTTTTGCAGAAAGTGTAAAAGTTGAAAGACTGTCAGAAAGCCGCATGGGCATGATAACTGCGTTTTATACTTACATGAGAAATCCATATGCAACGTTTTCTGCTGGTGGACGTCAGCAGTTTCCGCGATCACGAGACCCTAAGCTGTTAATAAGTCGTAGTATAAGACAAATCGCATCAGATCTAGTAACCAATCAACTGAGGGCTGTAAATGTCTAAAAGAAGTTCAATAACAAAAGCCCTGAGTACAAAGATCAATGAATTATTGGTGGGTGATAATAATTACACTACCAACTTGTACAACAACTGTTATCCGTACTTAAAGTTCTGGGATGAAGTAGACAACTTTCCCTCAGTGTACATAACACCAGGTAGTGAGACTCGCGAGTACTTGCCCAGCAACTTTACTTGGGGATTCTTGAACTTGAGTGTTAAACTGTATTGCAAGGGTGAAAATAGTACACAAGACTTGGAAACCCTATTAGAAGACTTTGAAAACGCAATAGATGCAAACAGAGTGTTGACTTACGACGACGTCAACAGTCTAGAAACAACAGAAATCCTTGTTGTCAGTATAACAACAGACGAAGGGTTGTTGGCTCCGTATGCAGTAGGAGAAATAAATCTGCAAGTAAGATACGAAATTTCATAAATTACAATCAAGCAATAAGCAGACAAATGTCTAGCAAAGCAAGATTGTTCGTAAAAAAGGAAAAATCATGGCAGTAAATTTAATCCGTAATGCCAGAGTATTTTTTAGCTCAAACGTAAATGCAACAACTGGCGAACTAGTAGAAAATGCCGCTACTAGTGCCATGACAAACACAAATACTTTTGAACTACAAGTACTCGAAGGCATGACATTCAGCCAAGATACTAACGTAGAAACGGTTACTGTTAGCGAATCCGGCGAAACCCCTGCTCGTGGACAGCAGGCTTTCAACACAGCATTAAACCCCGTAAGTTTCAGTTTTAGTACATACATCAAGCCAGCTGAGTCTAGTACTACACGAACAGCTGAAGAAGCTCCTCTGTGGAACGCTTTGACTTCAAGTGACGCAATCGGATCCGCAAATGGTTGGAGTGACGGAACAGATCCTAATCCAGCAACAGTAAACTTTACAGCAAGTGATAAAAATCAGCTTCAAAAGTTTGCTTTAATCGTTGCAATGGATGACCAGACCTTCATTATTCAAAACTGCGCTTTGAATGAAGCAACAATTGATTTTGGACTAGACGGTATTGCAACAGTTGCTTGGAGTGGACAAGCTACCTCCATTAAACGAGCTGTTGCACTAACAGTTGGAACACCTGCTGCTGGTTCAGAATCTCTTAGTGGAGCAGGACTGACTGGATCACACGCAGCAAAGCCAAGAATTACAACAGATTGTTTCTACTTGGCAAACAAGTTGAGCACTGCAAGTATTGTATACGGCACCACGCCTGCTACATACAGCTTGGCTATCACTGGCGGTAGTATTACTATTAGTAATAATATTACTTATCTAACACCTGCAAATATCGGTGTGGTAAATAAACCTATTACGTACTTTACCGGCACAAGAGCTATCAGCGGAAGCTTGAGCGCTTATCTACGTACAGGAGCCAACAGTACAGGTGCTTTATTCGATGCGTTAATAACAGCATCAGCAAGTACTGCTCAGCCAATAGGTACTTTGACTATTAATATTGGTGGTTCGAGCTCAACAATCCCAAGAGTTACACTATCGGCAGCACAGGCAATGTTTAGTATTCCAAACATTAATACAGAACAGGTTGTTGGAACAACAATCAACTTTACCTGTATTGGTACAAACATTGACTCACAAAACGAACTAACTCTAAGCTACTACGCAAACGTTTAAAAAATAGTGGCCGAGAACCTCGGCCACTTTTAGAATAAAAAGGAAACAAATGTCAGTTACAAATATTAAGGCACTACTAACTCCTGTTAAAATGGTAGAAGTGGAGTATCCGGGCCTGCCTGGATTTAAGATCAAATTGTGTTATTTGAGCAAAGACACTCTAATCAATATTAGAAAGAAGTCTACTAAAGTAACATATAAAAATCGTCAAAGCGTAGAAGAAGTAGACGATGAACTGTTCTTGAAGTTATATACTCAAAACACTATCAAGTCTTGGACTGGACTCACACTTGACTACTTAAGCAAATTGGTTCCAGTAGATTTAGGTGACAACGACCCAAACACAGAAGTAGACTATTCTGAAGAAAATGCCTTGGACTTAATCAAGAACAGTAGCAATTTTGATAACTTTGTAACTGAACAGGTAAGTGACTTGGGAAACTTCTAACAGAGCAATTAGAGTCACTAGAAGCAGCCGTTAGTAGCTATTTCAAAAATTCAGAGTTTCACATGACAAAGGATTCGTACTTTGAAATGTGTGAATTAATGAATACAGAGCCAGTAGAGTCAGATATTCCAGTAGATTTTTCCGATTTTCCACAAGAGTTGCAACAGTGTTTTGAAATATACAACATACTTCAAGATAACTGGGATACAATGAATGGAGTTTATTTAGGAAAAAATTGGACTGGTATAAAAGAAATGCTGGAAATGTATCAAGTAAATAAAGATGAAATGGTTTTTTACTTGGGTCTGATAAATCTAATTGATCGCGTTAGAAAGCAAACATTAAATAAGAAGCCCACTAACTAGTGGGCTTTTTGTTTTTTGGTTTGACAATTTTTATCTTAAATGATATAATTGTGACCAAAGCCTTTTTGGTACCATAAAGTTTAATGGTTTTTTATGTAGGGGCACTTATGGCAAATATAAAGATAGGACTGCTTGTATCTGATGATACAAGCAGCATGAAGAAAAGAAAAGACGAAGCAGAAAAACTAAATAAAGAGCTTCAAAAAACACAAGCACTGAGTAAGTCCGCTATTCAACCAAAAGAAGTCGTTGGTTATAATCAGCAGAGGTCAATTGTAGGCACAGGTGCAAGTGCCAGAGATTTCGCCAACCAAGCGCAAGGCATGGGTGGAGTTGTTCGTCTATACGCTACGTTTGCCGCTAACATATTTGCAGTTACTGCCGCCTATCAAGCATTGAACCGTGCAGCCCAAATGGATCGATTGATTCAGGCCAGTGAAATAATGAGCCAAAGAACTGGCGTGAATTTAAAAAGACTTGGTCAAAACCTACAAGAAGCAACAGGATACGCCATAAGCTTTGAAGAGTCAATGAGATTTGCTAACGTAGGTATTTCAGCAGGTATTGCAGCAAAAGACCTAAAAGAACTAGTAACTATTGCAAAAGGTGCCGCCGCAGGATTAGGTCGTGATGTAAACGACAGCATTACCAGAATTATACAGGGTACTGCAAAGCAAGAACAAGAAATTTTGGACGAATTGGGTATTTTTATTAAAGCAAAAGATGCTTACGAACAATACGCACAAAGATTCCAAATAGAAGGCGGAGCTGATGCTTTAAGTGCACAACAAAGAGTTGTTGCGTATTCTGATGCCGTTATTAAAGCAGGTCAGCAGTGGAAAGAGTTTGCAAAAATTCCAGATCCTTTTGCAGAATTGACAGCAAGAGGACAAGAAGCACTTCAAAAAATATTAAGTAGTGCCAACCAAATTGTAGTACCTGTACTAGAAATACTAGCAAAAAGCAGTAGTGCAGTTCAGGCATTGATACTGTTGATCGGCGGTACTCTTGTAAAAAGAGCTCTTCCAGAACTGGGAAGTGCTCTTACTCAGATTTTTACCTACGAAGGCTCACGCAAAAAAGCAGAAGCTGACAAAGCTCGTGCAGAGATTATAGCAGACTACAACAAGACTACTCAACAGCTAACAGCAGCAAAAACCATTCGTGACAAATTAATGGTTGATACCTTTACAGGAATAGGTACTGCACTAGGACCCCAAGCTGGAGTAAGAGCAACAAAAGATCAACCAGGCGTTGCTGGTATAAGTGCTCAAAGACTTACTACTGCTATTTTTGGAACTGAAGCCGCACCAAAAGATTTGAGCAAATTAAAGTCAGCCGAAGACGTAAACAACAGAATACTAACAACATTAAAGTCTCAGGTAAAAGCCAGTAAAGATCAAGATGATTTTGTACAAAAACTAATACAAAACAAAGTATTGGAAGCAAAGAGTACAAAAGACAATCTAATACTTACTCAACAAATTCAACAAGTTGGAAGTACTATTTACACCGACATTGTTTCAAAAAGAATAAAAGCACAAAAAGACTTATTAGATCTTACTGCACGTGAGGCCGATCTTTCAAGACAAATTCAAGGCTTTCAAACAGGAATAACTACAACTGTTACAGCTCGTAGAACAGCCGCAGCAGGGGCCGGTGCAGCAGCAGGCACAGCAGCCACAGCAGCCACAGCCGCAGCCGCTACAGCCGCTTCTGTTAGTTTAAGAGATGCTTTTAGTGCTGGCTTGGGTCAGGCCGGTGACAGATCAAGAGAACTGGCTTCTCAACTAGATCAAGGCCCAATAAGAACATTTAAAGCTTTTACCAGCGCTATAGGCGACAACTTAAAAGCCATAACAACAGCAGGCCAAGGCTTGGGCTTTATGGCTCGTAGCGCAGCAATGGCAGGAGCAGCAGTTGGAGCATTGGGAACAGTTGTTAGTGGCGCGTTTAGACTTATTGGAGCCGCTTTCGGCCCAGTAATGATTATTTTTACACTTTGGGAATTGTTTGGAGACAAGATAATTCCAGAAAATATTAAGAAAACAAACGAACTAAACACAAAAATAAAAGAACTAACAGACAGCTTAACTAACTCCAATAAAGCATTGACAAATGCAGCTATTGCATATGAAAACTCAACAAAAGGTCCAGAAAGTTATCTTGCTTACGTACAGACAACTAATACTGCATTGAGAACTCAAATTGCTTCAATACAAGAAATAGTAGAACTAGAAAAAGAAAAAGCAAGAATAGCAAGAGGAGAAAAACCAGAAACCGAGGCAGAAAGACAAAAGAGGCTGTTGGGCACTAGAGTAGGTATTGGAGCAGAGGATAGGGCAGCCTTGCAGAAACAGTTAGATGCAATAATCAAAATGCAAGAACCCCCAAGAGGAACACAAGTACTATCCGCAGAAGCAAGAAAACAAATATTAGAAAAATATGATGCTGAAATAAGAGTTCTTGCAAGCAGGTTAAATGCACAGGCAACTTTAGATAGAGCTGCAAATGAAGAAGATATACAAGCTGCTAGACGAGTACTTGAAGCAATAAACAAAGGCCAAATTAACCAAGTAGGATCTGTACCTAGACAGCTTTATGAAACAGCACGTACAACATTGGGTGGTGATGTTGAACTTGCCAGACGAATTGCAAAAGCAGAGGCTGATGCTTACAATGCAATGGCCAATGCTCAACCAGGACAAAATGACGAAGCTAGAGCAAAAGCATGGGACAACTATAGTGCAGCATTGCAAAAAGCATTGGCAAAAGGGCAACAACTAGAAGCTTCTGTTTCTGGAATGTCAAGCAAAATGAAAGACGCCGCCACAGCAGGCAGAGACCTTGCTGCAGAAATGAGAAAGATTCCGGAATTGTCTGGTGTTGGAAAAACGCCAGAAGCCATGAAATTAGAAGGTGCATTTAAAGAACTCTACAAACCATTAATAGCACCAGAACAACAAAAAGCTACAGTAGAAGGCATAAAAGAAGTATTGGACGCTTATGGACAGTTTGATAGCAGTGCCAGGTCTTTACGTGATAGTATTAGTAGAACGACAGATCCAAGTAAATTTCTTGCAGAAGTAGGACAAGGTAAATGGGGCGATCAGTTCAAGAATGTTTTAGAAAACGTAAACGAAGCCACGTCTGAATATAATAAAAATGCAAGATTGAGTTTTATTGGTCAACAAAAAGAAATTGACAACACTCAAACAAGTTTAATAAAGCTAAATACAGAACAAGACAGGTTAAATTATTTAATGTCTGTTTATACAAGAGCTGGTGGCTCAGCCATGCCAAAACAGATAGCTGCGGAGTTTAATCTTAGAAAAAACGCTTTAGAACTTCAATACAGTCTAACAGAAAAAACAGCTGCATTAGAACGTGACAGGGTGTTGGAAAATAAGAAGGCTGACGGAGAAGAAAAACAGGCTGCAAGAGCAAAATATGATGCGACTATACAGCAGGCACAAGCCAATAGAGCCGCAGCATTGGAACAGGCATTCCAAACTAGATCAGCAAAAGAACTCGAAGACAGACTTAATGGAATAAACATTGAGTATGAAAAACAAGCAAGAACAGCAAGTTTAGCCGCTGAAAAACAAGCAGCTATATTTGATTTAGAATCCAGCAGCCTGAGTGCTAGAATAGGTGTCGGGGCAGTTAATGAACAAGAGGCAGCAAGTCTTCAATATCAATTTAATTTAAACAAAGCAAATTTTGATTTACAAGTAAAATTAGATGATTTAGAAAGACAGCGTCTTAAAGAACGTGCAGAACAACGAGCACTGCTGCTAACCGATAGTGCAGCCCTTGCATTCCAATATGGAAGAATTGATGAAAAATATAATGAACAAAAAGTAGCAGCACAAGAAATATTAGAAACCAGAAAACAACAGTTAAGAGTAGAAGAAAATATAGCAAAGTTAAATGCAAGAATAAAGACAAGACAAGAACTAGAAGTATCTAGACCTATGGAAGATCGCACAGCTGCAAGAGAATTTATAGTGGAATACAATGATTTACAAATGCAGTTGCTGGAAAAGAGTAGAGAAAATCGAAAAATATCTGAAGTAGATTATTTAACAGATAAAAAACACAATGACGAAATAAGAAGACAGCTCGATTACGGTCGTAAGAGGGACGAAATAGAGTCAAGATACTTAACCAAAAAAATAGAGCTACAAGAAAAAATAAAAGAATTTGGAGAAACTGACGCTCTACAACAGGATGAAGCTCTCAACGAAGCAAGAAGAACTCGAGATTTGGCATACTTAGACAAAATAAAAGAAGCTCAAGACAACTTGGCTGCTTCTACTGAGTATTACACTGAGCGTCAAAAAGGTTGGGGTCAAGCTATTGAAGGGTTCTTTAGTAATATGACAAGTGAGTTTGAGAACTGGGCAAAAACAGGGACATTTAGCAGCAAAAAACTGTTTGATAGCTTATTAGCAGATATTGCACGATATGAGTTAAAACTGATAATGCTAGATAGGTGGGCCAGTGTCAGAAAACCAGTACTAGACTTTATAGGTAGTATATTTGGATCTGTAGCCACCGGAGGAGGGGTCGGAAACAGATACAGTGATCTTTATAGTCTTACACGTCAGTCATCGCCAGAACTAGGTGGGTTAAGATTGGGCGGAGGAACTAGTGTGCGCCTAGGTGGCGGGATGGCACTTGGAATGTCTTACAATACTGGAGGAGTAGAATACTTTGCAAAAGGTGGAACTTTTACTAATTCAATTGTAAACTCTCCAACCCTCTTTAAGGCAGCAAAAGGCATTGGTGTTATGGGCGAAGCAGGACCAGAAGCTATTATGCCCCTAAAGCGCGACGGCAACGGCAATCTTGGGGTTCGTGGAGGGGGAAGCAACGTAGCAGTAGTTATTAATAACTACTCCAGCGAGAAGGCTTCTTCAAAGGAAGTTGTTGATAGTCGCGGAAATAAGAGCATAGAAGTAACAATAGGTGATGCTGTTTCAGCACAGCTAACTAAAACTGGCAGTAATATGCAAAGATCTATGAGCAGTACTTACGGTATGCGACCACAGCTAATAAGGAGATAATATGGCTATACCTACATGGCCGGTAACACTGCCACAAGATCCGCAAAAAAACTTTAGTTCTACAGGAGGCGTAAATGTTTTACGTACTCCTGTAGACAAAGGCCCAGCAAAACAACGTTATAAAAGCAAAAAGCCAGAACTTTTAGATCTGGCTTTTATAATGACAAAAGATCAGGTAGCGTCTTTAAAGACCTTTATAGAAGACGTTGTATACGGAACAAAAAGATTTAATTTTAAACATCCAATAACTGCTTCTACAGTAGAAGTACGTTTTATACCTCAAGGCGATGGAGATATATATAGTTTATCTAATATAGCTCCAGATTATTATAATGTATCAATTAAACTAGAAGTAATGTTATGAGCAGATTAGCAAGTATGTCCCCAGAAGCTATTAGATCACTGTTTAGTCCAGACAGTGACAGCACTCTTATATGTTTGTTGACTATTACATACAGTAATACTGAACCAAGTGTAAGATTGGCAGATAATTTTACTGGACGACTTACTTCGCTTACAACAGACGACGAAGTTGTTTATGGCGTTACAAGCAGAAATCAAGAATATATATTTTTACCTTTTGAAGTAACACTGCCACAAGAGCAAGAAGATCAAGTACCTTCTTGTACTTTAACAATTTATGATGTTACTCAATATTTAACCGAAATTATCAGAGAACAGTTCGAAATAGTACCAAAAATAAAACTAGAATTGGTACTGTCAAAAACTCCAGACACAGTAGAAGTTTCTTTTGATGGGCTTTATGTAACGTCAATTACTTATAACGAAAATTCTGTGTCTTTGTCTATAGAAATGGTGGACTACTCCAAAGAACCATTTCCTCAGCATCGTTTTGTACCACAATATTTTCCAGGACTATTTTAAATGGATATTAATAAATACATAGGAATACCTTTTAAAGCTAACGGAAGAGACAGCACTGGGTTAGATTGCTGGGGATTGGTTCGTCTCGTTTATAAACAAGAGTACAATATAGACTTACCAAGTTTTACTACTGAATACGACATAAATGATGATGAAAGAATAAAAGAATTATTTGATCAGTACAAAGAAGGTTGGATTAAACTAGATTTCCCAGAGCCTGGCTGCGCCGTTATATTTAATATTCTAGGTGAAACCACACATATCGGCATATTTGTAGAAAATAATAAATTTTTACATGTACGAGAAGGGATGGATTCTGTTTTAGAAAGTTTGGAAAATCAAAAATGGAATCGCAGAGTACAGGGGTTTTATAAGTACAATGAAAACACAGGTGTAGTATTAAATGGAATACCACATCCATTACGTACCGTAAGATTTACAGCAGTAATACAACCAAATACTACTATTTCTGATTTAGTACAACAACTAAAATCTGAACACGACATAAGCGAGGACTTTGATGCAAAATACAGAATACTTGTAAACGGCGTTCCAATTGACAGTTCTGTATGGAATGAATATACTCTAAAAGAGGGCGATCGTGTAGAATACAGAGCAATACTTGGAAAAAATAACAAAGTTGTTAGAATAGTAGCATTACTAGCAGTAGCCTATGTTTCTATGGGTGTTGCCGCATTTGTAACCGAGGTAGCTGCCGGAGGAGCTTTAGTAGCTGGAGCAAGTGTAGGTCTAGCTAAATTTATCGGAGCTGCAGCAGGTGCAGTAGCTTATGCTGCTACTAATTCGCTTGGAATGAAGTTAATAGATGCCATTGCTCCTATTGTTCCAAAGGAGCAGGCTGACCCAGGTATGTCAGAGCGTCAACTATTGGTAGATGGCGGCTCAAATCAGGCCAATAAATATGGCTCAATTCCCGTAGTGTTGGGAAAAGTAAAATTAACTCCGCCACTTGGAGCAGAACCAGTATCTCAGTTTTCAGGAGACGAGAGTACTGCTGGAGCAGAAACAGGAACTGAAAACTTTCTCAAAATGTTGCTTATTTGGGGATATGGCCCTCTATCCATTGACTACAACACACTAAAAGTAGGCGATGTTTTATTGAGCGAATATGACGGCGTAACACAAGTTCACTTAGACAGAATAAACGAACCAACCACTGCTCAACTAGCTGCATTTGACGCCATTTATGGAAGCGACACTCAGCAGTTACCAGGAAACAGCCTTCCAGGCCCAAAACAGACAGTTAATAACGTAGTAACTGACACAGCACCTCCATTGAGTGTTGGTGATACTGACTGGGTTCCTAGTACTGGAGTAGGTGAGTGGAGAGAGTTTGCCTTTACTCAGCCATCAGAAAGAATAGCTGTAGTATTACACTTTTCTCAGGGATTGAGACGTATTCGTGTATCTGGCAGCGAAGCCGGAGCTACGGATGCAGCTCCTGTCCGTATTGGATTTCAATACAGAATTGGTACAGGAAGCTGGCAGCCTTGGACTACAAAAACAATAGGCGGCACACTAACAACTAATAACTACATAGCTAGTGGGGCACCGAAAAAGGATGCATTTAGCTGGAGTATTACCCTAAATCGCGGTAATCGTTGGGGCCCTAACGATTTGATCTCTATTAGAGCAAGAAGAGAAACAGGTGCATTAACAGATCCAAGTGCAGTTTGGAGATATAGCCACGACTGTGCGGTACACAGCCTTACAAGTTATAGAAACACAAAACCAACAATTGATCCAATAAATTCAAAAATAGCAAAGTCAGCCCTTAGCATTAAAGCAACAGAACAAGTAAATGGAAGAATTGAAGGCATTAATGCAGTAGTACAAACGTACTGCAAAGACTACTATCAAGGTACTTGGACAGACGACAGAGCCACTAACAATCCGGCCAGCTTATTCCGTCATGTATTAACACACCCAGGTACACCAAACAGAATACTGGATGCAGACATAGCCGCAAAAATAGACTTAACAAAATTGCAGCACTGGCATAGTTATTGTGTTACAAAAGGTTTTACTTACAACAGTGTCATTGCTGGAAATAACAGTGTTTTAGACGTACTAAGAGAAATTTGTGCAGCAGGAAGGGCAAGTCCTATTATAGTAGACGGAAAGTGGAGTGTTGTTATTGACGAAGTTCAAAACAACATTGTACAACACTTTACTCCACACAACAGTTGGGACTTTGAAGGTTCAAAGGCCGTAGTAAAGTATCCAGATTGTTTGAGAATAAGATTTTTTGATGAAGACAACAATTACCAAGAAGACGAAGTTTTAGTTTATAAAGCAGGTAAAAATAGTACTAACAGTGAACTGTTTGAAGAAATGCAGTTTCCTGGCGTAACAAAAAGAAGTGCTGTAATCGACCACGCCCGTTGGCATATGGCTCAGGGAGTATTGCGTCCAGAACGGTATACAATACAAACTGACTTGGAATACTTGGTGTGTAACAGGGGCGACCGCGTAAAAGTAACGCACGATGTTCCGTTGTGGGGATTAGGCAGTGGACGTATAAAAACCTACTTTTCAGAAAACTGGAGTGCAATATCAAACGGAATACTGGCTGCTGCAACAAACCAAGAGCCACATAACTCAATATTTAAAGAAGTATTTAATAACAGATTTTTAGGTGATATAAACAATAGTGGAGGAGTAAGTAGTGCAGATTCTATAGCAGCAATTCAATATAGTAATGGAAGTACTACAAATGCCACTTATATAAACGGAATATTCAGGCATGTTTTAGGTAACAATGTCTCAAAGTATGCTAGTTATTTAACTTTTAATGCAACAGCAACACAGATACAGTTAGAAGAAGCAGTATACTTAGATGTTACAAAAAGCTATACCATAAGAATCAGAAAGCAAGATGGCAGCAGTGTTACTTCTACAATAGTTAATCCAACTACCAGTGGATATTACAACAGTGTTATTTTAAGTACTCCATTAACAGGTTTAAATGAATTAGACTTGTACATGTTTGGTGAGCTCAATAAGGAGTCACAAGATTTAATAGTATTAGGCATTCAGCCAGAAAGTAGTGGTAATGCTACTATTACACTCATGGATTATGGTGTTACCAGTACATACAACATATTTACTGAATATTTAAACTATACCGAACTACCGTCTTTCAACACAAATATTACAAAAACATCAAGAAATTTAATAGACAGTTTTGGAACAAAAGTACCGACAAATATTGTATTTACAAGTAATGAAACTGTAATGGAACGCAAAGGTCCGGCAGACTTTGTTTACAGATTGTTGGTGAGCTTTATCAACGCAAACAATCTTCCAAAAACAAAAAACTTTGTGGAATGCCAACTGGACTTTGCGGCCTCTACAGATGAAAGTTCTGTTGTAACAAAGATTGTAAAAGCAGAAACCTACTCAGTACTTTTCGAAGATGTCTTGGTTAATAAAGCATATCGTGTTAGACTGCGATATGTGGGAGAAGATGGAAGAACAGGTCCTTGGACTGTTTGGTATACCCATACAATACTAGGAAAGAGTGGTAGGCCAACCGACGTTACCGGATTTATCAGTACAGTATCAGAAACAGGAATAGTATTAACATGGAATGCTGCAACAGATTCTGACTATTCTTACAGCATTATAAAGCTAGGTTCTTCTTGGAGTACTGCTACAACTTTATTTAGAGGAAGTGCCAACAGTTGGTCTTTTAACAGGCCGGCAACTGGTAATTATACATTTTTAATAAAACATATAGATACGTCGGGCAATGAAAGTTTAGTAGCAACAAGTCGTGGTGTAAGTTATACCAGTGCCGCAGTAAATAATGCTGGTATTACTATTAATAATGGAGCAATACAAGGTATTGGTACTGGATCAGGTACAACTGTAGCCAATACCAGTATTGGTATCGTCGGAGGAGCTATTACTGGTATTGGTACTGGCAACAATACAACTGTAGCTAATAGCAGTATTACTGTAGATAGCAATGGTTCACTACAAGGTATTGGTACTGGAGCAGGTACTACAGTAGATAATAGCCGCATACAAACAATAGAATTAACAACCTACAACGGTGGCAGAGTCATCAACGGTAATTCTTTTGAACCTGGTCCAACCACTCCAGTAGGCCAAAGTGCTTCGTTTATTTCAAAACAGGCATTTGCTAATGGCTGTTTTGTTACCTATAAACCAACATTTGTAAGTACTGTAAATGAGTCCTCCATTGTTGTAGCTATATCACAATCGCAAATAGGATTCAATGTTAGTCCTAATGATATTTTTGTGGCTTTAGCTGTTTATAATGACGGAAGATTATACGCCTACACAAATACAGCACCAAATAGCCTTCAATCAATACAATTAAATTCTGCTTATGTAAGCGGTGACTTTTTTAGTATTACTTATGATGGTTCAAGAGTAATATTTTATAAAAATGGCACAGTTATATACGAACTCAGCTATACAAACACTAATCCATTATATATTTACGGAAACTCAGGTGCTACTGGCAGTGTGACTGTAAATTCAATATCTAGACTGTCTTTTGGACCAATGTCTTCTAATGCGTGGAGTCAAATAACAGGACAGCCGGCCGGAATTTATAATAGCAATATTACTATTACTGATGGGGCTATCACTGGTATTGGTACTGGAAACAATACAACTGTAGCTAATAGCAGTATTGCTATTAGTAATGGAGCTATTACTGGTATTGGTACTGGAAACAATACTGCTGTAGCTAATAGCAGTATCAGTATTAATGCAGACGGTACTTTAAGTGGGGCAGGTAGTGGACAGGTAAATTTAAGCGATTTACCTGGGTCAATTAATCTTGCTCAGTTTGCAAGTGGTATAGAGCCTGTTAGTATAGTAAGCACTTTGCCGACAACAAAAACTACAAGTAATGTATTTTTAACAACAAATAACAAACTATATCGTTGGAACGGTACTGATTATGTAAGTACGTTACTGGCCGGCGACATAGAAGGCACACTGTCGGCTGCTCAAATAGAATCAGTTGCAGCAGGTCAAATAACTGGAAAGTTGACTGATAACCAATTAGATGCAATCAGTGCTGCAAAACTCACAGGACAGATTACAGGAACGCAAATAACAGACGAAGCTATTAGTGCTGCTAAAATTGCCGCAAACACGATTACTGCTAGTCAAATAGCTGCCAACACTATTACTGCTGCAGAGATTGCTGCAAATGCAATCACTGCAACAGAACTTGCAGCAGGTGCAGTAACAGCAGGAAAGATTGCTGCTGGTACAATAGAAGCAGGAGATATTGCTGCAGGTGCTATCACAGCAGGAAAAATTGCCGCAAATGCAATTACTGCAACAGAACTTGCCGCAGATTCAGTAACAGCAGGTAAAATTGCAGCAGCAGCAGTTAATACTACGGCTCTCGCAGCAGAAGCTGTAACAGCAGATAAAATTGCAGCAGCAGCAGTTAATACTACGGCTCTCGCAGCAGAAGCTGTAACAGCAGGTAAAATTGCAGCAGATACTTTAAGCTCAGATAATGTTTTAACTCGTGGCTTGACTGTTAGGGATAGCAACGGCAACATCATACTTTCTGCAGGCAGTAACTTGGATTGGACAAGGCTCGCCAACCAACCGTCCGGTATTTACAACAGTAATATTACTGTAGATACAAATGGAGCAATACAAGGCATTGGAACAGGAGCAGGTACCCAGGTAAACAATGCATTTGTAGAAAATCTGGTGTTGCTGGCCGGAACAAGGGTGTCGGTATATGGTAATTCCGTAAAAAGAACTGACGCAGGTACCGCGGCTTGGAATGCTCATGCTTATTCAAAAGATGGGTACATAGCCGGTGTATACTGTTCTTTTAAGCCGGATCAAACTAATAGCGCTTTAATGGTTGGATTGAATAGTGATCCAGAATTGAATGAAAGCTACGATTCATTAGATTATGCATGGTATTTTGAAAACACCAATTTAAAAATATACGAGAGTGGAAGCCAAGTAGCAAACTTAAACGAAACTTATACAACAAGTGATGTATTTGCTGTTACATACGATGGGTCTTATGTTCGTTACCTAAAAAATGGCGAAGTAAAGAGAACCGTATCAGTTAATACTAACCCAAGACTGTATTTTGATTGTTCTATTTTTAGTCTAAATGCAGGTGTTTCCAAAATAAATTTTGGTCCAATGACGTCTAATCGTTGGGAGAATATTGGTGGCGGAGAAACTGCACTAAATACTCGACTTGCAAAAGCAGGAGACACAATAACAGGCAGAATAAATCTAGGTGTAGCCGATGGAGTTTTTGCCGGAACCGACTTAAATAACGGAGTTTATTTTGGTAATGGTGGCTTAGTAGGTAAAAAAGCCGGAAATACTACTTTTGCTATAAGTACTACTGGTGATGCAATATTTGCTGGAACAATTGCTGCAAACACTATTGAGACTAACAGTCTTAAAGTAGGTGCCGGCACTAATTCTACACTGCTTAATAGTTCATTTAGCGGACGCAGTTATAATTTTTTCCCAAATACTGGGATGACTACTTACACAGTTTATACTGATTTTGTTAATAGTAATAAAATAGAATCTAGGTCTCAAGTAAGTGTTAATATAAATTATTATTTTCAAATTGGGGCAGCAACAACTAACGCCAATTTTTGTTATTTAATAATAGAACCTGAGTGGTACTTTCAAACGATCGAAATCTCAACACTTAATTCATATAGTTCTCCAACGTATGGTTCAAACAGCGTTTTAGCTATACCAAAAGGAGAACGTTTTATGTCTAGTTGGACATATACTAATCCAGTTGGACAGATAAGAAATTTTTATGAAAGTAATAGTTTTAATTTTGTTCTATCCCCCGCTCTCATATCTGGAACTACGTTAGTAACTGGTCAAAACAATGAGCAGTACTACACGTGGCCTATACCTGAAGGGCATTTCGGAAGAGTATGGATTAGATTAAAAAGAGTTATAAGATTTTATCCTACAGCCGCTACACTTACCCCTGTAGCTGGAGATACCTCCTCGGTAAGTGCTGGAGACTATCTTGGCAATATTGTATATAACATAAGAAACACGAGGATTTGATGAATAAACTCTATGGTATAATTCAAAATAATTATGTTATTACATTTTTGACTTCTGATTCTGTACAAGAGGCTCCGTGGGTAGAATTAAATACCGAGATCTTGGAAACCAAACCGTCGCCAACAGCTAAGTTTAATTACGACCAACAGGTTTGGGAAACATTAAATGTAGACCTTTTAGTACCTCAATGGTATGTTGTGCGAGAACAAAGAAATCAGCTTTTACAAGAATCTGATTGGACCCAGCTTCCTGATGTGCCGCTAAGTACGAAGGAAAGCTGGGCAACTTATCGCCAACAATTACGCGATGTAACGACCCAACCAGATCCATTCAACATAACTTGGCCGACCGCACCGGCCTAACAATAATACCCAGCTTTTGGCTGGGTATTATTTTGACTTGATTATACTTATCCTTTGTGATATAATTGTTACTATAAAAAAGCGCACCTATTTTTAATTAGGAGTTTAATATGACAGCACCGACCCGATTAAATTTAAAGATTTATCAGGGCAGTACCTTTAGGCAAATCTTACGTTGGGAAAGTGCTACAAAGGTATATGCGCCTGTAACCTCTATTACCAACGCAGCACCAATGGTAATCACAGCCAATGCTCATGGAGCTCCTCAAGGCTGGAGAGTAAAAGTCAGCAATGTTGGTGGAATGAAAGAAGCCAATAATTTAGACTACGTAATAGCCACTGGAACGACTACAAATACTGTTACTATAAATAGTGTAAACAGTATTGGTTTCGCTACTTATACTAGCGGAGGCGTATTGGAGTACAATCAGCCCGTTGATTTAAGTGGTGTAACAGCAAGAATGCAGATCAGACCAAAAGTAGACAGTGACCAAATATTAGACAGTTTGACAACAGAAAATAATAAGATTGTTTTAGATAACGTTTTAAAAACTATTACAGTTCAAATAGATGAATCTGTAACTGCGTCGTACTCTTTTAAGAGTGCAGTCTATGATCTAGAAATAGTTAAGAATAACGATGTTATACCATTTTTAACAGGAACAGTCTTGCTTACTAAAGAGGTAACTAGATGACTACGTACACTACTGTAGAAAATGAAAATGCTCCTAGCTTAGTAGTTGTCGACGATACCAGAGATATTATTGTTGTTACAACTGGTATTGGGCCTCGCGGAGAAACGGGCCCACAAGGTGAGGCCGGACCTCAAGGTATCCAAGGTATTCAGGGTGAAACAGGACCTCAAGGCGAGACCGGACCTCAAGGCGAGACCGGACCTCAAGGCGAGACCGGATCTCAAGGTATCCAAGGTCCTCAAGGTATTCAGGGTCCTCAAGGCGAGACCGGATCTCAAGGTATCCAAGGTCCTCAAGGTATCCAAGGTATTCAGGGTGAAACAGGACCTCAAGGTATCCAAGGTATCCAAGGTGAGACCGGTATGGGATTCACCATAGCCAAAACATATAGCAGTGTGGCATTACTTTTAGCAGACACTAGTCCTGCTAATATTTTAAGTGGGCAATTTGCTATTATTGATACAGGGGATCCAAACAATACAGATAATAATAGACTGTATTTATGGAACGGGTTATCGTACTCGTATATAACAGATATCAGTGGTTCTCAAGGTATTCAAGGCGAAACAGGTCCACAAGGTAGTCAAGGTATCCAGGGTATCCAAGGCGAAACAGGTCCACAAGGTATCCAAGGTATCCAAGGTATCCAAGGTATCCAAGGTGAGACCGGGCCTCAAGGTACGCAAGGTATCCAAGGCGAAACAGGTCCACAAGGTATTCAGGGCGAAACAGGTCCACAAGGTATTCAAGGCGAAACAGGTCCAATGCCTTGGAACCTGCCGGCTGCACCATACAACAATGGCATATCATATAATATTGGAGCTGCTGTAACATACAATGGGGGATATTATTATAGATCTGGTAATCCATTAAATCCAGGATATCCACCAACACCTGGTTCAATTAATGAATCTTGGACCCCTGTTGCCGATCGCGGTGAAACAGGACCTCAGGGTATTCAGGGCATTCAGGGAGAAACAGGTCCTCAAGGTATTCAGGGTCCTCAAGGTGAAACAGGACCTCAGGGTATTCAGGGCATTCAGGGAGAAACAGGTCCTCAAGGTATTCAGGGTCCTCAAGGCGAAACAGGGCCTCAGGGTCCTCAAGGTATTCAGGGTCCTCAAGGCGAAACAGGCGACATAGACCTTTTAGAAGTATACAGCGACATACTACCAGGAATAGCATCAATATACGATATAGGAAATCAAGATTTTCCGTGGTATAGTGCATATTTTCATGATAGTATAAATATTGGTACAAATAAGCTATATGACTTACCTGATGATGCTTTAGCCATATACAGCAGTTCTATAGTAACGAATGCCGACGTAATTGCAAATTCATTGCTTTTAGACGAGCTTTTTATAAATCAAAATATAATTACGCCATTAAAAACGCCACTATACGGCGAGCCTACTTTAATTATACAAGGCAGCTTGGATGTGGTAGGAGATTGGTTAAAAATACCAAACAGCAGCAAAAAAATAGAACAACCGCAGAGCGGGCAGCTAAGAAGCAACACACAAAGTTATTCGTATAAAAAAATGAGTACGGGTACTTTTTTTACTTTATCAAATTCAGAACAATACTATTTGCAATAAGGACATGTCACAATGCCATACGTCAATTTTTTAAGTACAGACAATGATTGTGGAAATCCGGCTAGTAGTATAATGTATACCGAAGGATTTGGTGCAACACATATTACAGCCGGTTCTTTGTCATTTCAGGGGACCACAGGAACATCTTCTGCGGGAAACTTTACAGTTTCCAGAGCCTATAAAAATATTTATAGATGGAGAGCTAGCTATTTATTAGTTGAACTAGATTACTACTTTAAGTTTGGAGCAAGAGAATATAATAACTTTTTATTGTTAGGAAATGGTTACGTATTGTTTGGCGGTATTGAATTACTTACAAGTTTTGCCGATTATTTAGAACAAAATGCAGGCCAAAGTGACTACAGTGCTGAATCTTTTTCTAACACTGCTGGAACTGCTTATAACATTAAAAATAATGAGTACGCATTATTTGCACCAACTTTGAGTAGTATTACCCTAAGTCAGTACGATAATTATGATTCTCCATATCCTTACTATGTAGAACTAGCTGAATATACAGGAGTAAAAAGAAAATTAAAATTACGTTGGATTGGACAAAACGGCGGCTATAATACTAATTTTCCAACCCCTTACCAGTATAATAATGCGCCTAACGATGGCGAATATTCAAGTGATGCGAATTTAGTTGTAACGTATGAATTTTCCGAAAACGACGCAGTAAAATTAAGCCTAGATCAAAATGAATATGGTACCGCTAACAATAGCAGTGTGTATTACCTAACAGGCAGACCGCTTGGATATTTTAACAATGATTTTACAGCTATAGAATCTGGTGAGATTTATAAAAATAAAAATAGTGGTGTACAAAATACTAGTTTCTTAGACAGTAGTGAATACACATATTCACAAAATTATAGCAGTGTACCCGCTAACAGAGTTTGGACTTTTAGTGGCACACCGATTCAAGAATTACTAGAAACTATAGAGCATACAAAAGTAGAAGTTTATGGTTTTGGAAAGAATTCCGCTTGGTCAGAGCTTTCTGTAGGTGGGGCTGCTTACAATATATTTCCATATGATAAAACCAACACAAAAAAATTTGCAACGGCACCCTTATCAGACTTAACAGAAAGAGAAGTAACGGGCAATTATATACTAGATATAGATATGTCTAGTTATACTAGTAATAAACCTTTAGTTATATCTATTCCTGAATTACCCAACCTAGTTACCGGCCAAGGAAGTTCTAATATTAGATTTAATTTTAAAAATCTAGATTTACCAAAGCATTCTGGTATTGTGGTAAAGTGTATTGTAAAATACAATGGCGGTAATTTAAGAGTCTACTTACCCTATATTAATGGATATAATCCTTTAATACCCGATTCTTCAACCTATGATGGTATGACGAATCAATATAGTAGCGCTTATGTAAGCATATCTTCTTCGGTACTAAATTACACTAGACTATTGGAGTTTTACATTGAAAATGTAGGTGGTATAGAGATAACAGACTACTATAACGTGTCGTATAAGTTTCCAGACGATAATAGTTACAAAGTAAGTTTTTTTGCTCCTGATTATGTAATTGTATAAGGTTTTATTATGGAATTATACGCAAAACTAAATAATAGGCAAGAAGTTATTCAATTTCCAGTTTTATTGCCTTATAAACTGGAAGCCGGACTTGCTAGGTATAATAATCTAGTATTAGTTAGTCAAGATGATAAACCAGAATACGTAGACTGGAAAAAACAATCTGTCCCAGTAGGTTTAAAAAAATCAATAGACTTTAAAAATCCAAAAAACTTTTTTAAAGCCGTTTATGAAGTAAAATCGGTTGTAGATAATACAACCGATTTTAAAACAAAACAAAATAAATTTTTAGAAGTTTACAATGAGTATAAAAATACAAACTACAAAGTATTTCAGCAAAAAGTAAAAGATCTAACAGGTGACTATAAGCAGGAAGAGTTTGATACTTGGGACCAACAATTGGCTGAGGCAAAAGCCTATATAAGTACTAAAGAAGAAGGATTGCTATTAAAGAATATAAGCAATGAAAGAGGCATTTCATTACAAAATTTAGTAGATAAAATAATATCTAAATCTAATTCTTATAATTCTACTTATGGAAAATTATTGGGAAAATATAGAAAAAACCAAGAAATACTAGACTCAATTGACTTAAAAAATGAAGCTACTTGGGACGGAGTAAACAACTATAATTGGAATTTATGATACCTAAACAAATTTGGCAAACTTGGAAAAGTTTAAAACTACCAGAAGAATTAGAATCTTATGTTAACGGCTGGAAGACTTTAAATAAAGACTACAAACATACTATATCAACAGATATAGTATGTAGACAATTAGTTCTGCAGCACTTCGGCCAGAGTGTGGTAGAACTGTACGACAGTCTACCACAATCTATAATGAGAGCTGATTTTTGGAGAATTTTAGTTTTATATATAAACGGCGGAATTTACTGCGATCTTGACTTAGAAGCTAAAAAACCAATAGAAGATATTATTAATATAAATTGTGATTTAATAGTCGTTAAAGATTTGGATAATATTGTAAATTTCTTTATAGCAGCTACCCCAAAACATCCGGTATTAAAAATTTGCATAGATTATATGCTAGAAGAAGCTAATAGCATACTAGCGTTAGATACGCAGAGTTTTGGGATGCACAGCTTACACAGAGCTTTCAGAGAATACTATAAAGTAATAGGAACAAACTATCCAAATAATAATGAAGTACAAACCTTGGATGTAAAACACTTAGAGCAGAAGAATGTACTTATACACCATGCAATAAGTGGTAATCCTAGTACGTATGATTATACCAGTTGGAGAGATAGCAATAATTTAATGTTAAAAAATAGAAGTCTCTCTAAAGATATATTATTTTTTACAACATTTAATAAGTCAGGATTTGATCTTTATGGTCAAAGCTGGATTAAATCTTTTACACAAATATCCAACTATTACCCAAGCATAAAAGCAAAAATATATTACGAAGGCCCAAGTCTGCCTAATATAAGACATCCTAATTTAGAATGGGTTAATTTTAACACTGCTATACCACACCATAAAACTTGGAAAGCTGATTTTTTAATTAAATCTAAGCATGAAGAATATGTAAAAACAATGACAGTTAAATTCAGTCATAAAAGTTTTGTAATACAACACGTATTAGATACCTGTAAAAACAATTATCTAATTTGGTTAGATGGTGATTGTATTTTTTTACCTAGTGATTACACTAATTTTCCTACAAATATTTTGAATAATAAATTTTTAGCTTGTCAAGTGGAGGAAAATTGGGATTTAGATCACATAGAAAGTGGTATTCTTATTTTTGATACTACAAATGAAAATACTAAAAAATTTAATGAAATTTTTAAAAATAATTATGTACCACAAACTTTAGTTATAATGGGCCAGCCATATGATGGATTTGTAATAAGTAAAACACTTATAAATCTAAATGCAGAATATGTTAATTTAAACAGTAATTATGGTTTGGGCGGCATACAGAGTGACCCATCAAGAACCTTTCAAAATCCAGAATTAAAGTCAAAATTTATACATAATATAGGATGGACTGGTAAAAATAAGTACGAGTCTTGGGAAAGAGTTTTTAATAATGATCCGGTGTACACTACTATTAAAAAATTTCTATTTGGAGGCAGTGAGTCAAAGAAAGAAAAACTTACTAATCATGTAGAAAAGTTGAAAAATCTACGGGAAAAAAGAGATCTGTTCATAAAACAAAATGGATAAAAATATTTTTCAAATACTTATATGCGACGAACCAGCCTCTAATGATTTCAAATATTCTTTAAAACAAAAAATTACTGATGTTTATAGTAATTATAACTACAACCTCTACGATAATGAGGCTATAAGAAATTTTTTATATTCCTTCGACAAAGATATACTTAATGCATATGATAATTTATTACCTTATGCATTTAAGGCTGACTTGGCCAGATATTGTTTACTTTATGAATTTGGTGGTTGGTATTTTGATATATCTGTTTTTCCAATTTTTAAATATACTACAAATAAAACAGGTCTTGTATTTTTTAACACATTTTTTAAGATATTAGAAAATAGTATCATGTATTTTCAATCAAAACATGTACTGCTGGAAAAAACAATACGTATTTCCGTTGAAAATATTAATAATAAAAACTATGGCACTAGTCCTATAGATATAACTGGTCCTCTAGTATTGACTTCAGCATTTAATTCTTTAGGTGCTGCTTCAAAAAGAAGTATTGAATACGGGTTATTTAATCTAGCTGATAAAAATGACATTTCTTCTAATAGACGGTACGACATAAAGAAAAAAAGATTTTCTAACTATAAAGATTATAAAAATGTTAGTGATATATCGTACTTAGGACTATCTGGAACAAACAATTATGTAGATATGTGGAAAGAGAAGAGTGTATACAGACAATAAAATAATACCATCAACCTTAAATCCTAGAGTAGAGGATGAAAAGTTTCAAAAAATACCAAAAATCATATATCAGACGTTTAAATCAAATATAGTAAGTGATAAAATATATGAAGGTATTGAATCTTATATAAGTTTAAATCCTGATTATAGATACGAATTCTATGATGACGACAGGATGTGTAGTTATATAGATTCATATAATTGTAGTGATTTTAATTTTAATTTGGAAGAATTAAAAAAGGCATTTTACAACATAGTTCCACCTGCCGGCAAAGCGGATATTTGGCGATATTTAATCATATATGAGAATGGTGGCATATACACAGATATTGATAGTAAATGTATAAAACCATTTTCATCATACATTAATCCAGATGATGATATAGTTACATGTTTAACAGGAATTGCTCATAATTACGACAATCCTACTGTAGTATGGAGACATTTATTTCCGCAATGGTTTTTGATTTATTCACCAAAATGTTCTATACTAAAGGAAATAATAGAAGAATGCGTAAAAGCAGTAAATACAAAAATTCCAGTGCCTAACTCAGAAGACTGCAAAAATATGTTGGAAAGATACACTGGTGTTTGTTTATCAAATTATGTGTACAGAAAGCTATTTAATTTTAAAGATAAAGATAAAGAGGCAAGATTGCAGCCAAGAGTATACAGCATAAAACATAGTAAAAACAAATATAATTTAGCTATACACGACAGTTTACCAGATATTTTTAACACAGCACTTATCAGTAAAAATTTCGAAAGATTCGAAGATTATAAAAAGGAATTATTAACAAATAATTCCAATCATTGGTTGAGCTATGATTCAATATTTAAAAGTTGACTTTTAATGATTAATCTTGATAAAAAATATACGGAATATATTTTAAATAAAACAGATATATTCCAATATATTCATCCAAATGCGGTATCAGTTTTAGGTTTATTTACTGATTTTTTTATTTTGTACTTTATAAGCTCACATAACATTGTACTAGCAGGCATAGCAATTTTTATAAGATATTCCTGCGATACATTGGATGGTGGCATAGCAAGAAAATATAAGAAGGTAAGCGATCTAGGTGGGGCCTTAGATACTATTGCAGATAATACGCTTATATTTGTATTATCTTATTCTATATTGAAATTATACGGCAGTAATTACTCGTTATTAGTATCAGGCATAATAGTGGCTGCAAACCTGCTGTATATGTACAGAAAAAAAGCTTTGTTACATCATGAGCATTTGCATGATTCACGTAGTCTATGTGCTAAGATTTATACCTTTGGTATGAATAATACTTGTATACTGTATGCTTTTATATACTTATGGATAGTTGCACTGATATGCTTTTAAATAAAAAAATAATAATTTGTGCTGGAGGAGATGGAGGACCAAAGTGGAATAGACATTTAGGCATTTCAAAACACATGATTACAGCATATGGTGAAGCTCTAGTTCACAGAATCCAACGACAGTTATTAGAATCTGGATTCAACAATATATATGTAGCTTGCTCTTACGAATACAAAGACACCTATCTATTAAAACATATAAAATATATAGAATCGCCAAAATTATCTGGTGACTTAGGCGACTACTCATGTGTTTGGCATTATAAAAAATTTTTAGATGTTTATTCTACAACTGTTATATTATTTGCAGATGTTTATTACACAGATGAATTTATAAACGTTCTAAAGCATGATTCAGGCAATCATTTTAAAATATATGGTAGAAGCGATGCTTCTCATATAACTAAAAATTGGAGGCAAGGAGAACCATTTGCCATAATTTTAAGTAGTAATGCTGTTAAAAAATACTTTAAATCTTTGAAAGAAGTAATGCTGGTTCTTCCAGATTTTATACAAAAAGGTAAAGCTATACGAGAAGATATAGGAAAATATACTTATAGAAAATTTGTTGGTATACCATATGAAGCGCCAGGTAATGTAACCGAAGACACACATTGGCACGAATGGAACGATTTAACGGATGATTTTGATGATCCAAACGATTGGAAAATAAAATCTGAATTGTTTCCTAATATATTCTACATAAAATGACTCTTGGAAATGTACTATTTTTAGGCAGATATAACTGTGAAGTCAGCAATAGTGCTATGCGCTATTTACAAAAACACTGTAATAAACTTGATGTAATATGGTCGAAGGATATGTCAGAGAGGTTGCCTGAATTTGTAAATAATTGGGAAGGCGATTACATTGTATCTTTTATGAGTTTTTTCATCTTGCCAAAGTCTTTGTTGAATAAAGCAAAAAAAGATGCTATAAATTTTCACCCAGGACCGCCAAAGTATCGTGGCAGAGGGGCGGCTTCTTTTGCTATATACAATGACGACAGTATATTTGGTGTTACCGCGCATCTTATAGACGAATTAATAGACAATGGAAAGATAGTTGCTGTACTAGAGTTTTCCATAGAAGAAGGCGATACTGTTGAAACAATAGTTTACAAGAGTAGAGAGGCTTTGTATGAATTATTTACCCTAGTGATTGATAGTATATTATTAGATGGTAATTATATACAAAAATCAATTAATAGTTGTATATATCAGTGGAGTGGTAAACTTAGGTCTATTAAAGAAATAGATAGTTTACGAAAAATTAAACTAGATATTACAAAAAATGAATTGGATAAAATAATAAAAGCCACAGCTATAGGTACTACTGTACCATACATAGAACTATATGGACATAAGTTTGTATTTAGAGAGACGTGATATATGGTAAAAGATATCGTTATTGTAACTGGTGGATTTGATCCAATACATTCAGGACATATTGCTTATATTCAGGATGCTTCTACCTACGGAAAAGTAGTTGTTGGTGTTAATAGCGACAATTGGCTTGTACGAAAAAAAGGTAAAGTATTTATGCCGTTTCAAGAGCGTGCAGCTGTAGTACAGAGTATGAGAAATGTTATGTCTGTTATTGACTTCGATGACTCAGACAATTCAGCCTGTGATGCTATTAACAAAGTACGAAAAATGTACCCACATAACAAAATATTATTTGTGAATGGTGGTGATCGCACAGCAGAAAATATTCCTGAAATGCGCGTTAATGATACCAATTTAGAATTTATATTTGGAGTTGGTGGTACAAACAAGTTGAATAGTAGCAGCTGGATACTTAAAGAATGGCAAAAGCCTTTAAAGTTTTCAAAGCCTTGGGGTTACTACACTGTTTTAGACGAAACTAATGCGCATGTAAAAGTAAAAAAATTACATGTTATTCCAAAAGCATCTCTTAGTATGCAGAGACATTTTAAAAGAAATGAACTTTGGTTTGTAGCAAACGGAGTAGCGTCGCTAGAACTTTTAGACCAAGATAAAAATAAATATACTCTAACATACAATAAGTATGACCGTATAGATATTCCTTTAAACAGTTGGCATAGACTGCATAATGAATCAGAGGATATATTAGAAGTAATAGAAGTACAATACGGCTTGGAATGTTCCGAGGAGGATATAGAACGAATCTATGCTTTATAAATAAAGGAGTCCCAATATGGACCCTATTACTGCAATAGCTATGGCGAGTACTGCATTGGGTACAATTAAAAGCGCTATTAACACTGGAAAGGAAATTCACGAAGTAACCAGTGAAATAGGCAAATTTTTTGGAGCCGTAACAACCGCAAGGAGTATTCCAAAAAAGAAAAAGTCTGTTTTTAAAAAGTTATTGGATAGAGGGTCCGTAGAGCAAGAAGCTCTGGAAACAATTGTCAATCAGAAAAAGCTGGAGCAGATGGAGTCTGAACTACGCGAGTTAATCGTGTATACTTATGGTGTAGAAACCTACAGAGACATGATTATCTTGCGTAGAAAGATAAAACTGGACAGAGAGTTAGAAGAAAAGAAAGAGCTTTTGAAAAGAAAAGAACTGTTTGAAAACTATATTTATGCAGCCACCATACTTGGATGCGTAGGGGTAATAGCTTGGATAACAATCGTAATACTACAAAATATATAAAATCATGGAACAAGTATTGTGGATTTTAGGGTTCTTGCCCAAAGCTTTCTGGTTTCTTTTGTTGATAATCTCTTTTTTAGTGTTGTTATTGAATAGGCTTTTAAATAAAATTCCAGGATTTTATTTGTACAGTGGTTACATAAAAACCGCCTCCGTAATAGCACTGATTGTTTCATCTTGGTTTATTGGGTACAACTACAATGAAACCAAATGGCAAACAGAAATACAGCAAACAAAACAAAAGATAGAAGTACTGGAACAAAAGAATAAAGACTTGAGTAACACACTAGAAACCCGTTCTCAAGAAAAGATTGTTGAAATACAAGAAAAAACAAGAAACGTAATAAAGTTTGTAGAAAAGCAAGTGTTCCAAGACAAAGAAGTAATTAAGTATGTAGAAAGTTGTCCAAAACTGCCAGATGCTGTATTAGAAGCACATAATAGAGCAGCTCACTTGGAGAAGCAAAAATGAAAATTTTTGTAGGTTTAGTACTGAGTTTGTTATTAACCGGCTGTTGGAAAACTATTCCCACTTTTCCAACACCTCCGCCTTCAGCCATGGAAAGTTGCCCCGTTTTAGAAAAAGCAAATGACGCAGATTTAGAGTCTTTTATTAAAACAGTAATAAAAAACTATGAGTCTTATTATTTGTGTAAAAATAAAACAGATACTTGGATAAAGTGGTATAGTGATACTTCAAAAAACTATAAGGAATCTATTAAATGATTTCAGAAGATAAATTAAAGGAATTGATTCCTAAAAACAAATATGTCCCTCAGTGGTCAAAAGCTTTGAATTTAATACTTCCAGACTATGAGATTAATAGTACACTGAGAATTGCTGCATTTTTAGCACAGTGTATTCATGAAAGTGGTGGTTTTATTTTCTTAACAGAAAACCTAAACTACAAGGCTGAAAGTTTAATGAGAGTATGGCCACGTCATTTCCCTACTTTAGAAATTGCAAAAAGCTATGAGCGTAATCCACAAAAGATTGCAAATAAGGCGTACGCAAACAGAATGGGTAATGGGGATGAAAACAGTGGCGACGGTTGGCGATACTGCGGACGCGGGTTAATTCAATTAACTGGTAAATCAAACTATCAAGCATTTGCAGACTCAATTGAAACATCACTACAAGATATTCCAGAATACCTTCAGACATTCGAAGGGGCGGTTCAAAGTGCTTGCTGGTTCTGGGAAACAAATAACTTGAATGTGTTAGCTGACAAAAAAGATATTTTGGGATTAACTAAAAAGATCAATGGCGGAACTATTGGACTAGATGATAGAATAAAACACTACGAACATGCACTCCATGTTTTAGGAGGCTAATAATGTTAAATGACAAAAAATTGTTTTTGGGATTATTGGCACTATTAATAATTCCTATCACGGCATCCTTTATAATGTTTGGAAAAGATCATTTTAGATATCAATGTCAGGATCCAAAAAATTGGAGCTCAGAACAGTGTAAGCCGCCTATATGTGATGTTACGCGCTCTTGCCCAGAACACGTATTTAAAGGTCAAAGAGATCCGCGATTAGGGCCACCACCACCAGCCGTATTTACCGCACAGCCCCCAAGCTGTCCTAGTAGTTGTGTTGCAGGAGCACAAGATGGAAAACAAAAATAATTTTATGTACACAGAAGAACAACTCATGGCAAGATTAAAGTTTTTTATAGGTGTATGTCTTGCACTAACACTGTTCGGAATTGTGTTTGTGGTACTGTACAGCATTATATTTGTTGCTCAACCATTGAATGCAATAAGTCCAATAGATCAAAAGTTCTTTGAATTGATTGTTCCTATCGCAACTTTTTTGACTGGTACATTGAGCGGTATTATGTTGGCTGGTAATAAAAAAGAAGATCAAGAAGCAATGTTGAGTGCTCAAAAACTGGCAAACGACAACTTTGCAGAAACAAAAAAGACTATTGCACGAGTTCATGAAGAAAAAAAGGAACCGGCTTTAGGTCTTCCACAACCACAAGTGTTAAAAGCCCCAGTTCAACCACCACATCCGGAGATTTAAAATGAAAAAAGTTTTTGCACTGTTAGTTTCCTTTAGTTTGTTGATGCCGGTATATGCGGCAGAAACAAAAGAAGTATGCAAGCCCAAGATGACAAAAGATAACAAAGAGGTTTTGGATAAAAATAAGAAACCTGTTATGGACTGCAAAAAAATAAAAGTTCATAAAAAGCATGAAGGAACTCCTGTACCTTCAAAATAATCTTTAACTAACCAAGGAATAGCATGGCAGTATCAAGTGGTAAAAAAGCTAGAAAAGCTCATAACTCGGAAGACTCTTTTTTTGCAACAGAATTTAAAGAAGTCAAACCACTTAATTATATCCAAGAAACATATTTAGATGCTATAAAACATAACGATATAGTGTTTGGTGTAGGTAGTGCAGGTACTGGCAAAACCTACATTGCTGCAAATTACGCAGCACATGAACTGTATCACAGAAACATAGAAAAAGTAATACTAACACGTCCAAATATTGAAACTGGCAAAGGTCTTGGATTTTTGCCGGGTACATTGGAGGAAAAATATCAGCCGTACTTAGAACCATTTGATTCAATATTTTCTAGATCTCTTGGCAAAGGATTTTATGAATACTGCTTGAAGAACAAAAGCATTGAGCCGCGTCCATTAGGCTTTATGAGAGGCACTACGTTTGAAAACTGTGTTGTTTTAGTCGACGAGGCTCAAAACTGCACAAAGACCGAACTAAAAATGCTATTGACAAGAGCTGGTAGAAATTGTAAAATAATAGTTTCAGGAGACACCGATCAGTGTGATATTGAAAACAGTGGTCTGCAAGACGCAGTAAACCGCCTGAGTCACATAGAAGGAATAGAAGTAGTTCGCTTCTTAGACTCTGACATTGTTCGTAGCAGACTTTGTAAGAATATAATTATGGCTTATAGGAATTAAAATGGAAGAACTAAAAAGTTGCCCTGTTGGTACACTGTACTCAGAGGTAAATCTACAAAATCATATTTTTGCGTTAGAACTTGGTGAGTACGGACCAGCAGACCCTCGTCAGCCCAATACAGAGTTTTGGCAAAACAAAATGAAAATCTGGGACGTAAATGAGGGCACCGCAATAATGAGAGTTTGCACCAGCTGTCATTTTGCAGATAAAACTGCAGAAATGCAAGACTGCATTATTGAAGGACCGGGCGGCGAGTTCAAAGAAAGCGATCTTCCATTGAACCCTGTTTGGGCAGAGATTGATGGATTACCGTACTACTACTGTACCAGATGGAACATGACAATCAATCCACTGCGTACATGCAACGGTTGGCAACCAGAAGACTGGGAGCCCGACGAAGACGAAGACGAGGAACACTCTAAAAACTACGTCGAAAAAGCACTTACTTACAAACCTACAACCGGAATGGCAAGTGCAGCGCGCAGAGCATTAAAGTGGAAAGACGAAGGTCAGCGTGGAGGTACACGAGTAGGATTGGCACGAGCTAATCAGCTTGTGCGCCGTGAAAACCTGAGTGAGAGTACTGTGTTACGTATGTATTCTTTCTTTAGTCGACACGCTGTTGACAAACAAGCAACAGGATTTAGTAGTGGCGAAGAAGGTTTTCCTAGCCCTGGCCGAGTTGCGTGGGACTTGTGGGGTGGTGACGCTGGCGAGAGTTGGAGCAAAGCCAAGCGTGATCAAATCATGAGAAGACGAGAAAGCAAGTAAATAAAAAAGCCCGCTTAGTATTATCTAAGCGGGCTTTTTGTTTTAGTCGTCGTGTTCGTGAACAAGGTGTTTGTAGTGTTTCATTGTTAACACAGCACCCTTCTTTTCTTCTGTTAAACGCACAATCTTTTCCATCAATTCGTGCAAGTCTTCGTCTGTTGCATCTGTTGCGTATTCCATAAGCCGTAGCAGCAGTGGAATATTTAGTTTAACAACATCTTCTGTATCCTGACGTACAATAAATAGCATCATGATATTCTGCTTTCCATTAAACTGCGTTCCAATTTGTTCCATTAAATACTAATGTAACACTACCGTCTGTTGCTGCTAAAATTGTATAGCTTGCTGCATTTTCAATCGTTTCTGCTCCGTTTGGAACAATGGTGATGTCACTTGTTTGGCCGGCTTCTGATTTGATTACAACTGTTCTGCCGTTAGTGCCTGCAGTTAGGTTGATCGTAACACCGCCTCCAGCCCCCTGCACGCCCAAATAATAATTTGGAGTAGTACCAGCACTGTCTAATGTATAGGGACTGGCTGCATCAGTAACTGTGTAAACATTAACAGTGTCGTTTCCTACACCAGAAATAACACCGTTGGTTACACTGATATTTGTTCCAACTTTAACTACACCGTAGCCTGTAGTTGAGGCTAATGGACTATTGAATGCCATGATTTTTTCCTTTAAAGTTATCCTGCTATTGTTTTCCAGTTAATGCCGTCATATAATAACAACAATCGGCCGAATTGGGTGTTTATAATAGCAAATGCTGCACCATCAATGGTCTTGCCACCAGGTGCTGTGATTGTAATTGGGTTGACTTTGGAATTGCCCGAAAAATCTTTAACGTAATAACTTCTGCCCTTTTTATCGCCAGAAACTGCTGGTAGTATTATGGACGAACTTGTGGCTACATTACTCAGTATTACCTCGTCATCGGTAGTGATGGTATAAGGAGTTGTGGTAATTATTTTGGTGTCATAATTTATGGCCATTTTAGTCTATCCTTGTTACCGTGACTTTGGCAGCATAACCAGTTGGTCGTGTTGGATTAACCTGTGTAGCAATAGGAGAAAAACCGGTTGTTATATCAGGACTACTCCAGCACATTTGAATATTATCACCAGCTGCTAGTGCTAGTGTAAAATTACCACTTAAAAATACAATAGATAACACGTTGGTTAGTTGTAGCTCTTGAGTACTACCAACCACATCTACACCGTTTTTTCTTAACCAAATACTAAGCGTTGCAGTTCCACCGCTGGTTTTTGTAGTGATCAAATCAAATATTTGAGTGTATGTTCCAGCATTGCTGACAACAATACTGTTGCCACCACCACCAATGCTAACACCATTTGAAGGACCCAAAGTATCAAAGGTCACGATGTTGATTGCATTAGCAACTGGATTGGACTGAGGTGTGCTGCTGTTAATAAAACCGTAATTGTTAGACCCTGCAGCTCCAGCACTGATTATTCCATTTGTTACACTTATGCCACTTCCTACTTTTACAACTCCATAGTCTGTGGCACTAGCTATATTCTGATTGTAGCTCATACCACGTTCCATTCTATTCCGTTGTAGATTAAACTAATAGATCCCCAGTCTGTATTTAGAGTATAACTTGGTTGAATATCTATTGTTGAGGACGTTGCAGTTATTGTAATAGGATTTGTATTTGCAGCTCCAACACTGTCTTTTATAACAAACACTTTGCCTAAAGTACCTGCAGGTAGGTTTATTGTAACTGCACCATCATAAATAACGCCTAAAAAGTATTCATCAACAGTGGCGTTGTATGTGGGGTCGTCTATTAAAGTAACAGGAACGTTTGCAAGTGTGCCTGGTGGACCCTGTGGACCGGCCGGACCTTGCGGGCCAACTGGTCCTTGAGGACCAGGCGGGCCGGGCGGGCCTGGTTGACCAACAATACTACTGTTAATAAAAATATCAGAATCATCAATCAGTGGTAGTGGAGGACACGGCAGCGGCATCAATGGAGGCGGGGGCAACATATACCAAGACGGCATAAATCCTTGACGTTGATTTTGTTGCATAATTATACCTACAATAAAAAATCCCCCACAGATCGTGGCTGAGGGGGATTTTCAACAAATATTAGCGGATGTTAGTATTTGTGTTTGTTGGGTTGGCGGTTAGTGTGCCGCTTCCAACGTTGATTGCTTCGTTGTTTGAACGAATGTTTTGAGCTAGACCCCACAACACATTGTAGAGCTGACCCCACTGTTGCTGCTGCTGCTGCTGTTGCTGCATCTGGTTGATGTTGTTTGTTGTTGTAACTTCAACACCACGAGTTGCTGAGCTTGTGTCAAGCTTTGCCTGTAGAGCAATAACTGCTGCATTAGCATCACTTAGCTGGCGATTTAGCGTGGCCTCATACTGTTGTGTGATTAGAGCACGAGTCTTTTCTCCGTCACTACTAATATCTTTACTCAGCTCATAACGGTTTTCCATTACTTGTTGCTGTAGACCATTTAATTGCTGGGCCAGTACCATTGTGCCAGAGCTAACATTGTCCTTTACGCCTTGGATGGCGATTAGATTAGCGCTCGTGGCCGCATTAACTGCATTAGTTAGTTGACCTGTTTGTGTAGCATTAGAGGTCTCCGTAGTAGCTGTACCAAGAGCAACTGAACGGTTTATATCGCCAAGTGCTTGCATGATACTCATATTGGCTTGACTCTGTTCAGGCGGGCTTCTTAGAGCTGCACCTTCTGCACCATTTCCGAAAAGATTTCCGTTGTTGCGTAGAAGGCTTCCGAGGATAAGACCGCCAATTAGTCCGCCTCCGCCAGCGCCGAAAAGACCGTCGCCACCACCGCCACCCATAATCATACTTGGAGTTAATACTTCTGCCATTTCATTTTCCTTTTCAGTAATTTTATCAGCCAGTTTCTTGTAATAACGCTTAGCTGATTCTTCTAATTTTCTTACATCTGCTGCTATGCTGTCCATAGTAGCAGGTACAACTGCTTCTTCTGCCATATTTTCCTTCCTTTGTAAGTTTTGCAGGAAGTTCGTTTTGTTGATTTTTATATTTGTTATTTTACCACCAACTTTTAGTATTATACTATTTTTGCTGGTAAAAAACAATATGTAATTTTTTATGACAATAAAAAAAGCCTGCTAAATTTTTAGCAGGCTTTTTTGTTAACGTATTGGACAAGCGCCAGTACTGCAGTCTTGATCTAGCAATTCATCGAAACTATTGCTGGTTTCGATATCTACTGGTAACAACTTACGAACATATTCTTCATATGCTTCTTTGGTTGTTACTTCTTGAGGCAGATAAGGATACCCTAAATCTTTAGCAGTCTTGCTTGGATCGTTACGGAATAAGAAACTTACGGCAACATAACTATCCCAGTTTTGGTATAGCCAGTTTACGATTTCTTCTGTTTCATCCACGCTGTAAGAAATTGTACAGCTCACATTTTGTTGACAGTAATTGTCCATCAACATCTTGTAAACCTCTAACTGCTGAACAGCTGAGTCTAGGTTTACTTCTTTGTTGTCGACTACATCAAACTCTACTCCGTCGTTTTTAACTGGAAATGTAATCAGTGTAGCACTGTCGTCGTAGGGATGGTTGAAAACATTATAGTTTGCACTACGTAGCTTTTCCACTAGTGGATCGTACTTTGAAAAAGCAACATTGTTGAAAATGTACTTTCCAAGTGGCTTGTGCATTCCTTCCAGTGAATCATAGCACTTTGATTGTGTACCTTCTGGCTTCAAAGCTGTGATATTCTTTGGATAGGACAAGTCCAGTTCTTTAGCCATTTCGTACGCAGCGGCTGTAACAACACGCTCTAAACGTCGATAGTCATAAGCCTTCATGTCATTGCGACCGGCTACACCCATCAAGCTAACACCACACAGCCGCAGGTGTTCGTTGTTTAAGTGCCAGCTTTCTTGTAGGATACCGTCTCTGAAATCTACAACAGTCTGACGGTAATTGGCGCGAGCAATAATTTTTGCTGCACGCAATAACCCCAAGTTGTCGTTTTTGAACTTCAACACATCAATACTGACCAGGTTGCAGAAGCCCTTATTTGGCAACAAGATCTCTGCACAAGGATTCATTCCAACTGCCCAAGGTGCACGAGCACGAAGTTGTTGGCCGTTGATTAGTCCAGGCTCACCATTACCACCCTTGTTGATCTTTTCAAACCAAGCAGTTAGTTCTTCGTAGCTGGGCTTTTTCCAGAAAATAATAGAATTATTACTCTGTGCACGATGGTTATTGCCGTTTTCCCAAATGTTGTACTTTGCTTCTGCAAAGTCGTAGATCACTGGACTGTGATCATCCAACACAGCAATCTGTGCGCTCCGACGAGTGCTCAACACAGTACCCAACAGATTTACAATGTCTAAGATGTCGATTTCTGATAGTAATGAATCTGCCTTTGCATTTAAGATTTCATAGACCTTTGTGTAGGCTTTTGTCAAACCAACATCGCCCTGACTCAACCAGCCGTAGTTCTTTAAACGAACGCCAGGCTTGCGAATCTGTGAAAAGTCCAACACCAGCTTTTGGGCTGCAAACTTGCCGGCCAACAGTTTGCCAATACTCTTGGCCCATGCCTCAGCTGAGTCTCCGATTCTAATGGTCCAGGTCTTGGTAGTATTGTCCCAAGTCTCTGTATTGGTTTCGATTCCTTTATCGGTAGAATTATTACTGCGTACAATCTCCAGTTCTGGAATGTACTTTCGGAATCCGGTTAAGGAACCGCTAACAGGACGGAAGCCTACTCCACAGCCCTGCAGTAGCAGCCAGAACACATCTACTACGTCGTATACAGTTTCCACATTTGTAAAGCTGCAATTAAACATACTGGCTTCACGACGACGAGCAATGTCTGTTCCACCCAACCACAGGGTACGACCCGCAACCGCTACCTTGCGATCGTGCAGTAGTGCCTTCAACTCTTGTAGTTCCGATTCTTCTTTTTCACTTAAAGCCACCCAGTCTTTTGACTCGCGTACAATGTTGTGAAGTGCAACGTCTGGAATTAGGTTGTGTGTTTTTGCTCGTTCCCACAAAAACCGTTGATGATTTACAACTCGTTCAACAGTTTGAGCCCAAGTCTCAAAAACTGTTCCCTCGTCGTTCAATGGACGGTTGTAGGTTCGTCGTGTAATTACTTGTGCTCTTGTACTAGGATTATTCATTTCTTGGTTTCCACAATTTGCTAAATTTTAATACATTTGGTACGTCTTGTCTTGGACACACCACAATACAGCTTTTGACACCATCTAGTGTTTTGCTTTCATGTGCTAAATACACCAGTTCTAAAGCTGCGATCTTCTCAAATTCTTTTTTGTTTACTCTTACAACACACTTTTTAAAGGAATTGTTTAGCCACAGATTGTAGTCTAGTATGTCCTTAAAAAGTAAATGCGCACCCAATACTGAGTGCGCAACAAGAGTCGGTGTTATAAAGTCTGGTACATCTTCTAACACCGCTATGTACAGTTTCATTGCTTTCCAGTACTGCCAAATCCGCCAGCACCACGAGCTGTGTTATTCCACTGTTCTTCTGTGGAATAGTGATCTACTTTTATCATTGTATAGGGAACAGGCATTACAACCAATTGTACTACGCGTTCATTTTTTGGAATTATTACGCCATTTTCAAATTCGCCCACGTACATCAAGCTGGCCAAAATCTCTCCGCGATAATCAGAGTCGATTACGCCAACAGAATTGGTCATCACAATACTGTTTTTGCTGAGCGAACTGCGAGGAAATAACAGTCCTACATGGTCTTCTGGAATAATCGCTCTGACCCCAGTACCTACCAGTGTGCGCTTGTTTGGCTTTAAAACAACGTCTTCTTTAGACCTTAAATCAAATCCAGCACTTCCGTTTGTGCCTTTTTGAGGAATCAAGTCTCCGTGTTCTACTTTTACCACTAGTGGCATATAGGGCTTTGTAAATCTCATACCAGTACCGCTATCTGCATAACCGCTGTAGTAGTAGGTGTCTTTGTTTGTGTATTTAAACATGCCTTCATTTACACCGTCAAATTTAATAGCCATTGCTTTTTAATACCTCTTTAATAATGCTGCAGTTTGTTTCGCCCAATGCTTCGTCGCAAAATTCTAACAAATCCATCAGTTTATAGTTGTTTAGTAGTTGCGCGGCCCCAAAATCGTTAAGATTACTGATATACTTATAACGACTGCTAATGGGCATATTAGCAATAATATCGTAACAAGTTCCGTACTCTTTAACAAGAGCTTGCGCTTTCTTAGGACCAATGCCAACAACACCAGGAATGTTGTCACCAGCATCACCCATAAGACACTTGATAGAGATATGGTCATCTGGATCGTAGTCATAGTGAGTACTCCAGTTATCCCAAGTGACCTCTTTACGCGTTACGTAAGAGAACCTCATTACATCAGGTCTAATCAACAAATCCCAGTCTTTATCGCTAGAGATCAGAACAATATTTTTGAAACCAAACTGCTTTTTGTGCTTTACCACATACGCAGCAATATCGTCGGCTTCACACTTGTCAAACCTAAAAACAGGATATTTGTTTTTGTTTTGATAGTCTTCTATTGTTCTGTTGAACTCGTTAAAGAACATTTCAAATGCTTTACGTTCTTCTTCGGTTTGAGTTTCAAACTTGTCTTTGCGATTTTGCTTGTAGGTTGGTAGCAGATTCTTTCTGTAGCTGCTGCTACCACTATCACAAGCCAAGATTACTTTGGATGCTTTGTAAGACCTTTTTAGACTTTCTACTGTTTTTTGATATTCGTCTAGAAACTCAGCTGCTCCGCTGTGCTTCCAACGAAATCCCAAATTTAAGCAGTCTACAATCATTACCGTAGATTCTGCTTCTTGTGTTAAATTGTTAAATGTTTTGCTCATTTATAAATTATATAGTATTGTGGTATTTTTATCAAGTCACAAATTTGGGATTTGTGTGGGTTATCCAGTCTTCTAGTATCGACACAAAAAACTGATGCGGATCTCTGGAAATATAAACAAAGTTATAGTCTACATCAGGAAAGTCTTCAAACCCAACAAAGATCTTGCTGCGATCGTGTTTGAATAACAACAGTGGCTTTTTATTTACTTGAACGGCCTGTCTAACAGCTTGAGACCACCAATCGATTATAGTAGGATTTTTACTTGTTAGTATTTCCGACGTCAAATGATCTTCTTTGTAGTGTTTGCATTCTACACAGAATAAGTTGGTAACTCCAGGCACGTATAGATCCCCCTTTAATAGATGTTTAGGGTCTAGTGCCCCGCTGCCTGGAGTTCTTTGCCAGCCCAAGCCCGTTAGGGCTTTGAGCTTGTCTTTTATTAGTGTTTCTGCTCTTGAACCTTTGTCTCTGCTGTCAACCATTCTCTATCCTTGATATATTCTTTGTTTTTACAACATGAATCTTTTCTAACAAAGGATGAGAAAATCCGTGAGAGATAATAAAAGTGTTCAAGTAAGGTTCTTGTAACAACACTTCTATTAGCTTTTCTTTGCCTTCTAGGTCTAGATTCTCAATTGTTTCGTCTAAAATCAACACATTGATTCGTGTATTGCTAATGCCCTGCATCAATTTGCGAATTCCCAACAGTGCAGCTGCATTTACTCGTGCACGCTCACCACTGCTTAACGCAGTCATTTCTATGTCTTTGCCGTTGTCTGTTACTACAACGTTCAATTTGTCACTGTCGTTGATTTTAAAGCTGAGCTGAAACCTTCCATCACTCAATGTACTCAAGTAACGGTTGATTAAGTCTTCTAAGTCTTTTACCAAACACTCTATCTTGTACGCAATCAATCCAGTACTGCTAAAAGTTTTTGTTAAAACGCCGATTTTGGAGATTTTATCTTCTAACAGCTTTTTGGACTCAAACAGTTCCAACAACTCTTTGTTGTGTTCTACTAGCTGTTCTTTTATTAACACCACTCTTGCATTGTGAGCCAATACTTCGTTGTTTGTTTTTGTGGCTACTGCAATAGAGGCTTCAATATCTTTTATTTTGGCACTATTGACAGCTATTTCTTTTTCTAGTTCTTTTTGATCTGTTGTTGTCTTTTCCATTGTTGGATCGTACAGATTGTAGTATTCTTCATACTGCTTTTTAGAACGCTCTTTACGTTCCCACTCTGAAACGTCCTTGTAAAAACTAGAAATAACTTCTTCAAGAATTTTGGACTTGTTTAGTCCGGTCTCACAGATTTCATTGTGTTCTTGTACCAGTTCGTTGATCTTGGTCTGATCAATCTTCTGCAAACAGGTCGGACAAGAAGACCCTAACTTGTTCATTTTTAGTATAAAAGCAGAACTGTCTTTTACTGCTTTATCGTGTTCTGCTTTTTCAGTAATCAGTGTGTTGACTAGTAGCTTCGGCTTTTCACCCGGTAGTTCAACAATTATGGAATCTAATAACTCTTTGTATTTGTTGTTTTGAACTACACGCTTGTTGAGCTTTTCTAAGTTTCTCAGCCTGTCCAACAATACAGCATTCTTTTCTTCCAAGTCTTTTGGGTAATTCAACACCTCTACTAACGCTTTTTGTTCTTGTGGCTCTTTGGAGTACTTTTTGATCAAACTATCTGTTGTGTTTATTTTGGTGTTTATAACAGCCAGGTTCTTGTCTAGACTCTTTAATTCTTCTTTAAAGTACTCGCCAATCTCAACGTACTTGTTCAAATTCAACAAATCAATCAAGAACTTTTTGCGATTTGTGTCAGTTGCTGTTAAAAACTCTAAACTTGCAGCACTGCTTTGGTATACAATCTGACAAAACGTTTTGTGATCGTATCCTATCAAACCCTCTATTGCTTTAAATGTGGCCGTTGCAGTGTGGCTAGAAATGTCTGCGTTATCTTTTAACAACACAACTGTTTGAGTAGCGCCTCTAACAGTTTTTATGTTGTAAACACTGTTGTCTTTTTCAAACTCCAGTTCAATAGAGTACGTCTTTGCTTTGGAGTTGCGGTTTAAGATATCGGCTTTTTTAATGTTTTTGCTGTTTTTGTTGTACAACACTTCTTCTAGTATAAGTGCTATACTACTCTTTCCGTGGCCGTTAAATCCTACAATCTGCGTTAAGGGGCTGTTATCAAAATTAATAGAGTTATTTTCTCCATAAGAAAAAACATTGCTCCAACTCATCTTTTTTAGTTTAATCATTTCTTAGTCATAAAGTAAAGTTCTAGCCCTCCAAGACCACCAACGTGTTCGCCTTCAATAAAAATCTGAGGCACACTTCGTGCATTTGGTAGTACCTCAAACAAATCTTTTTTAGTCCAAGTGCTTTCGCCGATCAGTCTGTAGTCTACCACATAGTTCATGCTTTCTAATATTGCTTTTGCTTTTTTGCATGCAACACAGTTTGTTTGACCCCAAACTACAGCGGTTTTACCATTTTGATTCATGATTTTTAAACTCCTCTATTACAGAACCCACAACTTCTTCGTTTAATCCAAGTGCGTATGTTAAGTACTCCTCCACTTCTTGTTGCAGTGTCATATTGGAGTCTAAAATAAGTGTTAGGTCATTTACTGTTTTTACTAACTTTTTGTCTACGAGTTCGCTGTCTTCTATGTTTATCAACTCAGAAAGATTGCCTTCTACTTCATAAACAACATGATCAAAAGTACCTGGCGTCATTTCTTCACCGGCTCTAACCGTTTTACGAATTAATTGAGGTAAATTCAATTTGTGCCAAGTATGTGTTAAGTCCTCTGTGTCTAACACTACTACACCAGTTTCTATGGTATTACGGTGAAAGCTTGTAGAAAGTGGACTACCGGGATAGACAATATTACGCTGACTATTACTATAACTGTGTAGATCGCCGGCAAGAACCACCTGCCATCTGGAGAAAATATCGAGATCAACTTCTGCTTTAACATGGGGCGGAATATCTCCTCGGACATGAGTACACAATATACGATTGTGTAGGCTGTGAAAAGCGTTGTCTTGCTCTTTTTCGTATTCCTTTAACTTGTTGTAAGGAATAATATCGATTGGTAGAACTGGATGTGACCAGTAGTCGTCTACGACTGTCACTAATTTATTGACTTTGTTTGTGACCGCTTTTAGGCTGGTCAAGAATGTTGTGTTCTTTTTAACAGCTTCGTGATTTCCGCTGTAGATAAAAGTAGGAACCTTGCAACTGGCAACAAAATTAAAGTAGATTTCTAACTCGTCCATGTTGGGCAGTTTGTCGAATACATCACCACCAACAATAAACAAGTCACAACCTTCTTGCAAGTCCCATAGCTGATCCAACAACATTTCGTAGCGGTTTAGGGTCCAGGTAACTGGAACATTCTTTTGACCGATCTTTATGTGTATGTCTGCTGTGAATAGTAATTTCATAGTTTTTATAGTAAAAGAAGCCCCTAGGCTTTAGGCTTAGGGGCTTCTTTGTTTATAGATCTTTGACTGATTCTTTGTCTACTGTTGCAGGAACTTCTTCGTCCGCACCACTAGCAAACTTTTCTAGAAGTGCTAGTACGTCGTCGGGTGTTGGACGTGGATACTTTGCGTCAATGTTTTCCGCTGCGTCCGCAAGAGCTTGTTCGTCCTTTGACAGAGCCCTGCGCTTGCACTTCAAAACTGCAAGAGTGTATTCTACATTGAAAGGTAGAGGGCCAGTCTTGGCTCGCTTGAATACTACGTCCCAACCAGTATCGTAATCAGTAGGATCGCCCAGGTCTTCTGCAGCAGTTAGAATCTGCTCGAACAGCTTCTTTTTAAGATTCAATACCTTGACCTTGCCGTCCTTTGGATCAATACAGTTGATGCTGTAAGACCAAGAGCACTTGGCTTCTGGATAAAACGTTGGTACGTGATCTGTTTCTTTGTTTGTGAACTTTTCCTTGTCACGATCAAAAGCCAAGCACTCTACGGGAATATCCTTGTTGTTGCTTCCCTTTAGCCAGTAAACATACCGTGGCAGTACTCCGCCAATTAGTCGTACTACGTTCTCGCCGTCTTTGTACTCGTATGCTTCTACTGACTTCTTTACTGCCTTGCCTTTTGTTTCGTTAAACTTTAGTGCCATGATCTTCCTCGTGTTTAAACTTTATTTGTTTGTTGGTGATTGTTAGTAACGGATTGTTTTTTATGTTTTGTATATTTAAATCCGGAAAAAAACTTAAATCTAAGTATTTTATCTTGTAGGTTCTATACAGTAACAGATCGCGACGTCCTGCTAGTTTAATGTATTGTACTATGTCTGAGAGTTTGCGATCTGTACTATATAAAACCGGATTCGGATTTAAAATAAAACTATTTCCTGCAAGTGACTTTGTTAGTGGCTTGTATTTTTCTTTCTTGGGTACTACTATTGTTTTTTCGTGATGATACTTTAACAGTTTTAAAAACTTTTCATCATTGTTTTCAGCTTCTTGCTCTAGAAGACTCAAATTAAAAAATAAAGCCATATTCGCCTCAAGAACAACTATTATAGCACTTTGGCTATGTTGTTGCAAGTCTAAATTTTAGTTAGGTTTGTTATTATTGCTAACAACTGGTTTACTGTAATAATAGGTTAGTTTTTCCCATAGTTTTACTAAACCAGGAGTATAGAGATCTACTATTAATGCGAAAATATTTATTACGGGCATAAAAGAAGCAACAAGCCTCAATACTACGTCACCCCACGTGAGTTTGACAACGTAGTAGTCTAAGTTTTCTCTGCCTTTATCTCGCTTATAATCTTGGTAGGTTTTGTAAGTATAACCAATCAAACACAGTATTGTTGGTAACACATACACTAGTAGTATTATATTAGAGTTGGTCAATTTTCCATCCTTTGCTCAAGTAAAATCCCATCTTTATAGCCTGTTGTTTCTTTTCTGCAGGACTATTGAAGTGTAAATCAATAACTACGGGATCTTGTTTGTCTTCGTGCATTCTCATTACTCGTCCAATGATCTGCTCTAAGTTTACTAGGTTAGAGCTTGGTACAGGTAGAATAACGCAACTCAAACGGTTAATTGAAATCCCTTCTGAGAATATCTGACGCGATCCAGCAATACACAACACTTCGCCGTTGTTGACTTTTTCTGCGATTTGCTGTCGTTCTTCAAAAGAGGTTTTGCCTGTAACAAGCGCGCAATCTTCACCAAGTTTTTCCTTTAAGTTTTCTAGAAATTCTACTCTATCAGCAATAACTAAAACACTGTGTTTTTGAAGGATTTGTGCTCTAGCTACACCGGCTACAAAGTTTTGATAGTCCTCATCGTACAATAATTCGTTTATTTTTTCAACCCAAGTTTTTGAACTACTCAACCGTAATCCTGTGTTCAATATTTTAACTGTGGGGTTCAACGTATTGCTTTGTGGTGGACGAATTACTTTTGTTCCAAAAAAGTCTTTGAACAAAACGTGCTTTTTGTCTTTTCGTTCCATTGTTCCACTCAATGCAATTCTATAACGAGAATACATAGAGTCTAAAAACTCGTGAAACGTTTCAGCTGGAACGTGGTGTGCTTCGTCTAAAATAATGGTTCCAAACTCTTTTTGAATTTGTGGAACCATTTTAATAGCAGTTTGAATGTTTGCTATAACAATAAAATGATCTTCAATATCAAACACACCGCTGCCAATGATGCCAGGCTTCATTCCAAATAGCTTTTCTACTTCTGTAGCCCACTGATCTCGTAGGAAAGTATTGTGAGTTAAGACCAGTGTTTTTTGTTCTAGCTTTTTAGCAATGTGCAGTGCAGTAAAGGTCTTGCCCCAGCCTACTAGGGCATTAATAAAGCAAGTGTCGTTTACTTCTTCATACACAGGAGTTTGTGTGTCACGCAGTTCCAGCAGTGTTTTAGGAAACGGAACTTCGTTTTTTACTCGCTTGTCTACTATTAAGTAGTCTTGTGGAATCAAGTCTGTTCGACCTTGTGGAATGCTGATTACGTCACCTGGTAGTAGCTTGTAGTTTTTAATAATTTCTAGTCTTTTTGTTTTGCTAGTTTTTGCACTTCCGCCAATGTTGTGTTCTATTACATAAGTGAGTTCACTCATTATGAAATTTTTGTACTCGCGGTCTTTGCACTTAAAGTATATTCGATTGCTTATGATTGCTTTGTTTTGTTCTGTCATACTGCTCTTACTGTGTCGTCGTACTTTTTATCGAACATTCCGTACAACACTGTGCCTTCTGGAAGAAGTAAAATTCCTGCCCATTTTTGGTCTTCGGTTGGCGCGTACAAAGTTTTAAATCTTGTTACCATGCCTTCCACTTCAATCAACACACCTGCACTGTGTTGTATTACTTTTTTTATCTTTTTGAACACCAGTGGCACACGTCTTGTCTTTTTATAGTTAAAGACCTTGCCATTGCTGTCTATAAACCAAGTGTTGCCTTTGCTTATCTTGATGAGATCGCCTACAAAATATACCCCATATTTTATATTGTACAACATATCGCCAGACTTAAAAACTTGTAGCCTTCTTTCTGCAAGAGTGTTTCCTGGTTTGTTTTTATCGTCAATGATCTTTATTATGTTGACGTCGTCTTCCAGGTTCTTTTTTCTGTACAAAAAGAAGGTTACATTGTTTTCAGTAATGGGTTCTTTACCTAACAGATATGCCGGAAAAGCTATATCTGCTAGATTCATTTTTTAGTCAACAATTCACCATTTTTTACTTCGTAGTATTCGTCGTACTTTCCAAAGCTGTAATCGGTTCCCACATCTTGATCTACACCAATTGGAGTGTTTGGAATACTGCAGCCTCGATCGCGCTGAGTAGAAGCCTTTAAAACTTCACAGTAACGCTCAACGTGTTCGTCTTTTACTAGTGCAACAATGGAGTCGTGTACTAGCATAAAGATTTTAGCATCCAGCTTCAAACGATTGATTTCGTCTTGAGCGTCCATTGCACCCAATAAGTTGATATCACTACAAACACTCTGAACTTCGGCATTGATTCCGCTTCTTACTTCGTGCGAAGCAATGCCCTTGTCTGCTGAAAACACATTTTCCAATCGTCGTTTACGACCAAAGAAACTGTATGTATAGCCGTTGGTTTCAATAAACTCTTTGCGAGCTTTCAACCAGCTTTTTAGCTTATTGAATCGTGTAAAGTAGCTGTCAATATCGTCTTGAGCCTGCGATATTGGATAGTTTTCGCCTGTGGCTTTTGTAACGCTCTCTGATACCTTTTTGGCACCTGAACCGTATAAAATCCCGAAACTAATAGCTTTTGCACTCTGCCGCATGTTGCTATACAGTTTCTTGACGTCTTCTACACTGCACGGTAAATTGAATACCATTTTTGCAATACTAGAGTGAAAGTCTCCTTTGGAAACAAACACACTCTGCAAGTTCTTATCTCCACTCAATACAGCTGCATAATACATTTCACCTGTTTGAAGGTCTTGTGAAACTATTTTGTAGCCGTCTGGGGCAACGATGCATCCTTTGATAATGGGATCATCACGAGGAATCTGTTGCGCATTAAACTTACCACTTGAAGATAAGCGCCCACTTGTGGTAAAAATAAGATTGAAATTTGTACGAATTCGCCCATCGCGGTCTAGTTCTGGTAGGATTTTAGAAACATAGCTAGATTGAATCTTGGCCAGTTGACGAACCTGCAGGATTTGGGCAGGCAGTGGATGTTGTTCACTAAGTTCTTCGAGTACTTCGGCATCTGTTGATAGGGCTCCGGTTTTTGTGAGCTTGCCCGTTGGTGAAAGTCCCACATAGTCGAATAAAACAGTTCGTAGTTGTTGAACTGAGTTGGGATTGAAGATTTTGTTACTGTCTTGTTCAAAACGTTTTACCTCATCAAACTCGTAGATTTTGTTTTTTGCAGCTTGGATCTTTTCGTCCAAGTAAGTCATTGCAGACTCTAAACGAGACTTGCTCATTGGAATACCCACTTCTTCCATTTCCATTAAAAAGTGAGTTCCGCGAACTAGTAGGTTTTTGTATACCCAAGACAGTTTTGTGTTCTTTTCAATGAGTGGAAGAAACTTTTGATGTAATTCCCAAGTTACGCCAGTATCTTTTGCAGCATAAATTTTGATAATGTCAAACGGGATCAAGTCGTAAGTAAAGTCTTCTTCTTTGATTCCGTGCTTTCTGCAATAGTCCTTTTTAAAGGTCTCCAACGGAGAATCATAGTCTCCGTAGTCTGTGTACTTCAACGCCAAGTCTTTTAGACTGTGAGAACTGTTTTCGTCCAACACATAATGCTGAAGCATTGTGTCGTGTGTTCTAGACTTGTTGAAGTTTAAGGAAATATGGTAGCGCAACATTTTGAAGTCAAACTTCATGTTGTGCATTACTGCTTCATACTTGTCTGAGATTTGTTGCAGTACTTCTAAATGGCGTTCGTCTAGAATATCTGTGAGGATGTATCTGCCCTGCTTTGGCTTGTATGTCATGCTAATACCCAACACATAGCCGTCTCGAGGGTATAACGCAGTGGTTTCTGTGTCCCACGCCACATGAGTGGTATTGCTGTTCAATACTTCATAAAAGTATTCCAATGCCTGCTCTGCATTGTCGATGCCATCAAAGTCTCCGATCGATACTGGTTTAACATCACCAGACACATACTCATGAATCTTTTTTAGTGCTCTTTCAAAGTCTGGCTTGCCTTCTGGCTTGAATACCAGCATGCTGGGGTTTGTTAAACAAACGTACTTGTCGTTTGTTAATGTACCCTGATAGTTTGTAACACTTGTAATCTTTGCGTACTCTTTTGCAGGCTCTGAGCCTACCAGTATAATCAAGTCGTACGGTTCCAACAGTTTAGGGTCTAGGTCTACGTCTTTCTTTAGTAGCTTTTGAATGGGAACGCTACTCATGTGAAAAACATCAAACTCAAACTCAAAGTACTTTTTGTAGTCTGCTCGTGACGGTGCTTTATCAATTACTGCTATCTTTTTCATTAATCCATTCCTTTATGCTGTTAACGTATTCTTGCGACAAATCGCCAGGGTCTTGAGTTTCTTCCAACACTATTTTTTCAACCAAATAGTTGCATTCTTGAAGAATGGGCTCTAGCTTTTCCATTGCTTTTTGACCAGGCTCATCGCCGTCGTACATTAAGTAGATTTTGTTTATTCCTTGTGTTTTTAGACTTAATAGCTTTAATTGTGCGTCTTCAAAAAGTGTGTTTGTGCCAAAAGTACAAGCAACATTCTTTAAGCCTTTGTCGTACAAGTTCAGCATATCAAATATGCCTTCTACTAACACAACACTCTTTGCGTCTTCAAATACTTCTGGATAGATGGGCAGTCTTACACCAGATGGATAGTTTAAGTATCTAGGATTTCCACTACTCAACATGTGTCTGCCAACAAACACCTGTGTCTTATTTCTCAAGTCTTTTATTGGGAACCAAATTCTGTCCTGAAGTTTTTCATCACCGGTTGTAGTGCAAAACGCATCAAAGTGCTTTAGTGTTGCTGTACTTATTCCTCTAAAGGGCTTTGTTATTGGAACTTGTCGCTCTGGAAACTCAACACCGTTCATGCTAATATTTAGGCTTTCTAGCTTCTTTTTTAGTTTTGCTATTTTAACACTGTATGGTGTTGTTGTTATTCCAAAATACTTGAATATGTTTGTTTTAAACCCACAACTAAAGCAGTGTGCTATTCCACTGCTTTTGTCGATTCTAAAGCTGGGGTTTCTGTCGTCATGATCTGGGTTTAAACAATGCGTAACCCAGTCTTGACCACTGCTTGTGGCTGGTATGTTGTTCTTTTGTAAAAGCTGTAGTACTGGGTCTGACATTTTATAAATTCCAAGGTATGTCGCTGCTGCTATCGTCTACTTCTTTTGTCTTTTTTGCTTTTTTGATCGTTTCTTTCTTCTCTGGAGCATCAATAGAATTAGGACTAATTCTCAAAGTTTCCCAATTTATAGGAGAAGTTATTGTAAGCTCGCTCGCACCTCTGATTTTTGTAGTGCTAAAAGTAAGTGCGGCTTTTTCTTTGTCATGGGCTTCCATTACCAGTGCAATGTCTGCTGCATCCAAGATGCCTTTGGCAAATCTTGCTTCGCCACTTGCATCTATTTGATAAGGAGAAACCATTACTATTTCGTACTTTCGTGCCAAGTTTTTGAGTTTTTTACTGATTTCTATCTGAGGCTGCCAGTCGTATTGACTAGCACCTTCTATTACAATTTGGTTTAAGTAGTCTACAACACAAACAGTAAACTTGTCTCCAAACTTAGATTTCAGCTTTCCTAAGTGCAAATCTAAGCTGGTAATGGTAAGAGCTCTGTCGTCAATAATAATCATTTGATTATCTTGATTCAGTGCTTTTTCTCGTACCAGTCTGTTTTCAAAGCGATAACGATCTCGAGTTCTACGAAACTCGTCGACCAAGTCATCTGCGTCTTGAAACATGCCTGCTCGTGCTTTTACCAGTTTTAACAAGTCTTCTTCAGTTAGTTTGTTTTGCTTGATGGCCTGATGGTTTACGTCGGCCAGAATACTCATGTTTCGTTCTAGTACTTCTTTTGCTGTCATTTCAATTGTGAATATAACAGCAGTGTTTCCGTTTTCGTACTGATTTACAAGAATATTACTACTACAAATAGATTTGCCACTGCCTCTTTTGCCGCCTATCAAGATCAGTTCTTGTCGTGCAACACCACTCAGTGCTGCATCAAAACTATTATTGAATCCAAGAAACACTCTGTCTCGTGCAAGGTCTTCTGGATTTGTAAACAGCAGTATGTCTGACATATTGTAGACCCCTTCGGTTGTTAGGGTCTTGTCTTCCAGGGTCAGTACAATGCTGCTCAAATTGTCTTTTATTTCCTGACTGTCGTATACAGGTAATTTGTCGATAAACTTGTCTAATAGCTTTATGGCCTCATTTTGTGTATACTGATCAATCAAGGCATTTAGTGCAACTTCTGCACTAATGTCTTCGTTTGTTGCTAGTTTTACGGTTGCCAGCGTTCTAAGTGCTGGGCCTTCTCGTAGTGTTAGCTCTAATTCGTCGAAACTTGGAATGTTACTGTAGTTATCGTAGTACTTAGAAATAGCACTATATAAACTGCTAAAGGCTGGGTCCAAAAAGGCGAGTTTTAGCCTAGACCAAATATCCAAGTTTCTTTCTACTAGCAGTTTATTTAGTACAATAGCACTACAATCCATTAGGTCACTCTTGATTCATTGTCTATGATAACTTGATTAAGTATTTCCTCAACTTTTGCTAGTATGTCGTTTCTCAACTCTTTTATTTCATGCTGATAAAACGCTTTTTTATCAAAAATAATACTTAACTGCTTGTGTGTTATTAACTGCTGAATGCCAAAATAAATGGCATCGTACGCTATCCAGCTTTCCGGCGTTATTTCTACTGTTACATTTTTGCCGTAATTGTGCTGTGCTTGGCGCACGATTTCCTCCACAGTCAGGCTGTCGAGGTCGTGATATGATATGTTTACCTTCATTTATATTTTTGTTCCAAAGCCTCAAGCTGGGCCAGTTCTACTAATTCTTTTTTGTGTTTCTCTTTTAAGTCGATCAGCTCTTTTTCTTGATTTACAAACAGCTTTAGTCTCTTGTTGGTGTACCCCAGGCTTAGACCACGATGTGCAAGATTGTATTCTGGAGAATACAGCTTCCAGTCTGTTCCCACTACGCCGGCCCGGATTTTGAATTCTGACCAGCTCTTCTCGTCGTCGTAAATAGCACTGATTGATGAACCCATATTATTTCCTCAGAACAAAAAGGCATAGAGCTTTTTAGTTCTCTATGCCTTTATTTATACAATCTGTATATTACTCAGCAGATTTGGCTTCTGCTTTTGCCTTCTTGGCAGCACCATCATAGTCTGCTACCTTGATACCACGGCGAGTCAGCATTGTCTTGATGCCGCGCTCGGTCTTGTCTACAGCCTGTGCGATCTGTGTAACAGTCATGGTATTGATCTTGTCGCCAAGTTGAGCAACTGGATCTGGCTGTGCATTGCTGTGTGAAGTCTTTTGAGCGGGGATCTTTGAGATCTGGCCGTTGCGAGTAAGGCTGAGTGCCTTTCCGCGAACTGAGGCAATGGTCTTTCCAAGAGCGTCTGCAATGTCTTCGATAAACTTGCCAGACTCTGCCATCTTTACGAAAACAGCTTCTTCTTGTTCTGAATAAGACTTGGCAGCCTCTACCTTTTCAGCTGGCTTGACCATGCCGGTAAGTTCCATGCTCAAGATCTTGCCCTGAATTTCCTTGGCAGAGAACTTGCCTTCCAGGAACACTTCTGAGATTTGCTTGTAGGTCATTGTGCCTGAGTTTTGCTCAACAAAACGTGCAAGGCTTTGTGCTTCTTGGTCTGAGAAGCGTGAGACCTTTACCTTAGCCAGTGAGGCTACTTCACGGTCTAGCTGACGTAGCTTTGATGCTACTGAACGGGTAGATACACCTAGTTGTTCTGCTGCGGCTTCTACGGTTTCGGGACTGACTGGAGACTCGTTTCCTACTGCGGCTAGTAGAGTTTGAACTGCTTCGTCTGACCACTTCTTGGTTTTTTCTGTCATTTTAGATTTCTTTCTTTAAAAATTTGTCGAGGTTACTGATGATTGTTATGCCATAACTGTCTGCTTTTTGTCTTTTTGTGCTGTTATCGTTTGCTTCGTCTACCAAATAGTCAAGCGACTTTGTGACAGACTCTACTACTTTATAACCGCCTTCTTCTAGAGCTTTTTGTGCTAGTGCTTTTGTTTTGAAGGTTTTTAGCTTGCCAGTGATGCATACTGTGGCCAAATATTCTTTGGCCTGTTGCTTTGATGCAGAAGTCCAGGAAAATGGCAAAAATTCCTGAAGCTCTGCTAGTTCTGAGTTGATCCAAGCCATAAGGTTTTGTGTAGCCTTATCGCCTAGTCCAGCTTCTTTACATTTGGTTTCGGTTATCTCACTTACATGATTTACTGCACCTGAAATCTTCTCACTTGCCGTAGACCCGATAAGTGGAATAGAAAAGCTCTGTAGCACTACGCTGAGCTTTGCAGACTTTGACAATTCTATTTCTTGAAAGAGTTTTTCTGCAAGCCTTGCACTGCCAAGAGCAATTTCTACTTCTTTTTGATCTAGAAAGTAAATTTCAGTGATATCGTTGAGTGATAGTTTTTCAAGTGTTTTTGGGCCCATGCCCTTAATACCAATTGTTTTACAAAAATGTTCAATCTTTTTGAACACTTGAGCATCGCACAGGGGGTTGCGGCAAAACAATTGTTCATTGATTGTTTCAAGGGTATAGTTGCAGCAGGGGCAATTATTTGGTATGGTAATTTGCATGGGTCTTTAACTAATCAAGAACACTATTATAGCCTAAAAGATACCGTCGTACAACATTAAATTTTTAATGCTCGACGTAGCCAATTCTTGCTTTTTGGTTGAAAGTGGACAGTTACTGTGTCAATCATACAGCCACTCCCTGGTAATACGTCTCATGGTTTTAAGATAGTCCAGCAATATCTGATTTTCTTTGTAGATATGCTCCAAAGCGTCTGCAGCTTGTTCAATCAAATCTGGATTTGCTCCGGTCTCGGGTACTGCCCTCAGTTGTTGTACAATGTCTTTTACGTTAAACATAGTTCTTTTCCTTTAGCCTGGCCTCAATTGCACGGACAATGTCTGCCCAATCACCGCCCTCAAGACCATCGTCAAAAATCTGTACAATTTCCTCATTAGTCAGACTCACCCACTCGACTCGAGGTGGAACGGTGTAGACCACATCACCCTTGCGTACAGAAGTGCTTTTAAAGTGGCAAATGTCTCCCAGTTTGCCAGTGATCTTGTAGGCCGACGGATCTTGTTGTTCTTGAGCCCACGTCCCGCAGTGAATGCATCGGTACTGCCCAGGTTTCATGCCTCCGGTTCGGAACCATTCGTGGTTGTGCGAAATTGCCGCCGGTTCCTGCGCCAGCGCGAGCTTGTGCATCGTCCAGTCCCGAATCCACACCCGCAGGAACTCTCGGGCAGACTGGCGGGCACCAGGAGCTGCGCCTAGGCCGTCCAGAATCGCGTTCAGTTGGGCAACGCTCGGCTCTGGGCTGTACCCCTGATCTGGTTGCTCCAACACTGCGTCTAAGGCGATAAGGGCTTCGGACCAGTTGTCACATCTGCCGCGATAGGCAAAGTCTTCCAATGCCTTTATGGCTTTTTCTAATACTGCTTCGTCAACCGTCTTCATTTTTGTACTTTTTCCACAGTGCTTCATGCAACTCAGTCCAGTATTCCATGTCCATTGCAGTTGGTTCGTATGTTTCATCGAACACTATGTCGTTTGCAATTTGCAGTTTAATAGTTTTTCGTGCTTCAATGCGTAGCAGGGTCTGCAGTTGTGGAAGACTCCAGTTGATGTTGTCGTACAGCTCCTGGGCTTTTTCAGATACCTTTGGATCTAATGCAATTTCTGTCTCCATTTGTATTAGATCGTTTAGTGCCTTGACTGGGTCCTCATCATGTGAAGGGTTGTAGATGTGCAGACTCACCAAACGATCAATGACAGCATCTTTCCAATTATTGTTCATGTTTATTTAGTTTGTATTGTAGACGTGCTGCTATAGCTGCCCACATTGCTACGCTTAGTTGTGATGTCGCCAAAGCCCAATGTTGGTCGGCAAGCGACATTCCGCACAACACCAAGTTCAAAGCACATATTGCTAGTGATAATACTATCATACTTTGTACACAATCTCAGGAATGATTTCGCCTGCTCGACGAATGCCTACTACATCACCAATACACAACTCCAGTGCTTTGATAAAGCCAGGATTGTTCAACGTGGCTCGGCTCACTGTTGCATCGCCTACCATAACGGGTTCCAAGATGGCTACAGGAGTTACTTTGCCTGTCTTGCCAACTTGCCATTCCACGTCCAGCAACACAGTCTCAACACACTCCTGACGAGTCTTCAACGCATAAGCACCACGAGGATGCTTGCTGGTGTGCCCCAGCTCATCAAAGCGTTCATTGTTGTCTACACGAAATACCAAACCATCAGTGGGATAGATCTTTTCCAGGTGGTTATCAAACACAGTAGAAAAGCCCACTGCACTCAGTGTGTTCATGTCTTGAGTGAAGGTTTCGGTTAGATATGGATACACACCATATGCAAAAAACTCAACACTGCGAGTTTTCCACTCTGACAAGTCACTCAAGTTCAAGCTGCCTGCTGCATAGTTGCGAGCATTCTCAATGTGACTCGGAGCACACACTTCTCCAGTGATCTGAACTGTGTGACCCCAGAAGTCTGGAATCTTGACAGGAACCAGACGAGCTACCTTGTCTGTTACATCACGACCGTTCACACCATCGCCTCGGGTGAGTGCACGAACAAAATTGCCGTTTACGTATAACACACTGATTGCTGCACCATCCAGCTTTACAGTGACTGCAATGTTCTTTTCGTTGTGCAGTGGGCTGGGCTTGTTTGAGTCTTCGTAGTGCTTTTGAAGACTGTACATTTGATACATATGGGCTTGTGAGTCACCCCACTCACTGCTACCTACTTTGTTGTAGTTTGAGATAGCCGCCAGTCGATCAAACTGTTCGTCAGAGATGATGGGCACACCGTTGTAATATTGACGGCTGCACTCGTCTAGATAGTTGTGTAGTGTTTTCATAGTATCTATTATACAACAATAATTGATTAAATTCTAGTCTTTAATTCTAGAACTAATATGCTGTTTGATTGAATCCCACCCTTCACTCTTGCTTAACACATCCAACAATCCGTCTAAAATATTATAAGTATTTTGAATAGTTGCTGGAATACTTGCCCCTTCTTTGCTTGGATGGTAGTCACCGTCATAGGTTAAAAAATATTTTCGAAGGTGTATATACTCCACGTCCCTAAACGTACTGTACGTTAGTCTGTATTGATAGCCTTTTTCTTCATTTTCATAAATTGTTTTTTCGTACATTAGGTTATTCCGTATTCTTTTAAGTGTTGTAGGCTTGCTAGCTCAGATGCTGGCTGCAGTGCATATTGTTGCCAACGATCGCTAACTAGCCAGATTCGGTAAACCTTTTCTAGGCGGTGTGGAACTTCTGCTTCGATTGTGCAAAGGCTGTCGTATCGTGCACTGTAAACTTTTTCTCCAATGGAAAATTGTGTTCTTACACAATCTTCTGGAATGAGTTCTGGTTTAAAGTAGTCGTGCTTTCGCTGACGGCGAGGAATGTTGTAGGTGTTCAATACTTGGGTTACAAAAGTTGAGGGTCTGTGAAGAGACTCGCTTATCTTTTCTACCGACTCTCCGTTGAGATAGTATTTTGCAATATAACTGATCTCGTCTTTTGTTGCAGGCATACCGCGCTTTTGAGCCCTCAGCCGCTTGTCTCTTTCCTGACTTTCACGATGCTTTTCAATGATCTTGTCTAAGCGAGTGGTATTGTAGGCAATGTTCAGGATTTCACAAGCTGCTTTTTTGGTGATGGGTGGCACAGCACTCAACAGCTTTAACACCCTTTCAATGTTATTTGAATCCAGCTTTTCATTTTCACCATTCTTTGTTTTCTTGTTAGCCATATATGATCTCCTGAAAAAATTAAAGCGGCACGAGGCCGCTTTTTATTAGCTGATTACTTCTGCTAGATACAGTGCAGCTTTGCCGGTGAGCTTGTCAAGAATGTCGTCATCGACTTCCTTGCCACGACCACGAATAGCTTCCTTCAGTGCGGCAATGGCTGCTTCCTTTGACACACGCTTAGTGCCCTCTGAGCCAGTTCCGGACTTTTTGGTAGTTGTAGTACCAGCTGTGGCTGCTTCCTTTTTTACATATACTCCTGCTTGAACAAGAATCATACGTACACCGTTTGCACTCTGCTCATACTCTTGAGCAAGTTCTTGTACAATTTCCAGTGAGTTTTCTGCTGTGGGATTTGCTGCTTGATATGCTTCGATTACGGTTTGCTTTAGTTCTTCAGTCCATGCCATGATTGTTTTCCTTTAGTGATGTGTTGTGGTTGATTTGGGATAGCCGTGAGTAATAAGTTCTTCTTCTAACAACTTGTCGTACATTGCTTCGTAACACAACAGCATTTCATAGAATGTTGCTGTTGGTACGATACTTTGTGGTAGTTCTTCTATTGATAGATTATTTGTGATTGCTACATTTTCTATTTGATCTTTGAATTGTAATACTCGCTCCAAGTTTTGAAATAACAGCCTGTTATCCCAAAAACGAAACTTTCTTTGCGATTTCGTTACACTCATTATAGATTCTTTTCACAAGTTATTCAACATAAAAATTTCTCACCATATCTATAACCACAAAGGACTCGAACCTCATTTCTAGAATAGTTCCAAACTACCAGAGCGACTGGCTGTGGTTATAGATATGGTGCCGCATGAGGGATTCGAACTCTCGACCTACCGCTTACAAGGCGGTTGCTCTACCACTGAGCTAAAACGGCGGCGGCACGACAGCCCATCCTGTTTTCGTCGTGCACTGAGGCGGGTTCGCAATTGCGGGGTGTACAGGCCCGCCCAAGACAGCCACCACGTACATTACTGCAGAGGTGGTGGGCATTTTATTAGGGTAGCAAGTGGTACGATAACCGTCGCAAGTGCTTACTCGACGTACATCACATGAGCTACCCTAATAAAATGCCACGTGATTTGATAACAAGGACACGTGGCGAAAACCCTGGCTCAGCTAGTTTTTCAGGCTGCTAGAGCAAATACCTCATCGTTGGCATTTATTTTTGTTTTGCTGTTTCGGCCAGGAAACTCCCAACCCTACGGCTTTCGCATTGCCGAGCTGTCCATTTCGTTACTCATTGCCCCGTCGAAACCAGGTCAGGCCCATCAAAAGCATACTAAGCGCACACGCAAACTCCTACAACTTCCGTCATCTAAGCTTGAGGCCTTAAGGTGTTAAGTATGCTTTTGGTGGACCTGGGCGGAATCGAACCGCCGTCCGGAACACTTTTCTCTCTACTTCATACAGCCATATTTAATTTTTCAGATATACTCTGAAAAATTAATCTTCATGCGTTCTGGAACGAACTCACGATAGTTATTTACCACGTCATATTCTTGGTAAATCTTCATTAGAGCAGCTTGAAACTCCTCCAGTGCTTTGTTGTACGCTGCGGCAAACTGTGCTTGTTCATCAGCCTCCAGTTCGCTAACATCAATGCAGGCCATTTTGTCAGTTGGATTGTTGAGCACAAGAGCTTCACGGTTAGAAACCTTGTTATTACGATCCACATATTCAAAGTCAATGAACTTCAAGACACTCTCCGTTGTTTAAAAATCTATTATAGCCCTATAAACAAAAACATTCAAATCAATATTTTTGTTCTGTGATTAAACTGACATACAAACGATTCTTAAATTTTTCACTCAATTTTGGAACCAACACACTCCAGATCAAGATTGGAGCTAACACAAAGCCGCCGATTAGTAACGAAAAAGTGGCCATTCTCCAGTTTCGTGCCACCATTGTTTCTGGTTCTGTGATGCGAACTTCTTTAATAACTGGCCAAAAAAGCTCGTACATTGCAGACAGTGCTGTTGTGATACAGAACAAACAGTAATATCCAAACAGTTCCATTACACAAACCTCGCACGCAAGCCAATTTGAAACATGGTCTTTGTGTTCAAGTCGGGCTGTGTCTTTGTCTTGCTGTACGGACCAGGCATCAACAATGCAGCAGCACTGATCTTTTCGTTGCTGTGGAAGATGTCACGATCTACACGACCTCTAAAAGTCTTGAACAGTTCAGCAATACGAATCTGAGTGTGTGACCATTGTGGAGTCTTTGGAATCTTGCGGCGATAAACAATGTTGTTTACAGCCTTTTCAGCCACTTTATCTTCTGGAAAACGTTTTAGATGGCGTGCAATCTTCTTCAATCGGTTAGATTCCCACCGCTTTAGGGTCTTGTAGTTATTTGCTTGTGCTGTCTTGCTGTTACCGCCGCTCTTATTGCTCAATGTGTTCTCCGATAAAAAATTCTTTTAGTGATGGAAAGTGTTCAACCAGCTGGTCACGACAGCTAAAAGCAACCTGACGATGCTCTTTTTGTGTTCCGGCTTCACACCGAAGTTCGCAGTAGTGAATCCAGCTACGCAGAGTGCCGCTCATGTACAACCGGCTCATTGTTAAACCTTCTGGTAGAACGGCACGAGCTTGTTCTTTTGCAATACCGTTACTAATGGCCCAGTCGTACGTTTGCTTTGCTTTGCGTACTACGTCTTGTTGCAGTTCTTTCCACAGATCTTGCAGTTCAGTATCGCTGGTTTCAATACTGTTTTGACGGTTTTTATTGTCTTGCAGTCGCGCTTCTTTAAACTCAAAACCCAGCTCGTCTACAACAGCATATCGCTGAGAAAACTCCTGAAATGAAAAGCTGCGGTGTCGTAGGATCTGACGTGCAATGTCACGAGTTGTATTGATTTCCATTACAACACTCACCATTTCAAATGGCGACCAGTGCTTGTTTTTAGCCAGGTATTTTAACAGCTTTGAGGCTGTTGAGGTATTGTGTTGGTTACTTGGATTGCTGACTCGTGCTGTGTAGGCAACCAAGTCTTCTGCACTGGACAGGTCTAACTCAAGAGGTTTTGTGATACCAATAATTTTGGCAATGTGCATCAAAACTCCGAAGTTGATGGAGTATCAAAACTGTTCTGTGCTACTTTTTGTGCGTTGTAGACTTGTTCTACATCAAACATTAAGTCACCCAGTTCTGTTAAAACCTCAACTGGAAGCGGCATTACGCGACCGCACGTGTCGCGAATAACAAACTCGTCGTTGTCTGTGTATTGGACCTCAAACCAGTAGTGATTTACACCATCACTAAACACTGGAAAATCGTCGTCTTGTTGTAGGTCGTGAATTTTTGTGTTGATCTTTCCGATATACTTTGATAGATTCATTTTGATTTTGATTTTGATTTGTGTTGTTGATTGGCGGTCCTGACGGGAATCGAACCCGTGTCACCGGCGTGACAGGCCGGCATAATAACCGTTATACTACAGAACCTTTGATTTCGCCATTATTGTAAGCGTGTAGAAACTCTTTGTTGTATTGCTCAACAGAGCATCCAGTTGAGTTTATAACAAACTGCTCCAGTTGAAGGTCTTTAAAGCCGTAGCTCATGCCTTCTAGAATTGCTGCAAAGATAAAGTAATTGTTCATATTTACTTAGCTAATAGTTTTACTTGGACGCAGGTGGCTTCTTGGTATTTTACTGCTTGCTGCATTCTAACACAGCTGGCTAGGTCTTCTACTGGAGGCCCGAACACAGTTGGTTTACCACCAGAACTAATTACCAATACCCACACCAGTACAAAAGTTGTCATATTTATTTGGCCCCCACTCTTAGATTCGAACTAAGCACGCCAGGCTCTTCAGGCCTGCGCTCTACCAACTGAGCTAAATGGGGATAGAAGATACAAAACCTTCGCCTTCTGCTACAACACACATAATGTTATTGTCTGTTAAAACAAAAGTCCAGGTTTTAGTTGTTTTGTTCAAAAACAAACCGTATACAATCTCCTTTTTTTGTGACATCCAAACTGGAGATTCTTTGTACTTGGTTTGTAGTGCGTTAACTACTACATCGTGCTTGTCGCACTGTAGTGTGCTGTTTATTGTGACGGGATCAGCATATGCTAGATTTGCTGATAGTGCAAGCATTAAAAATGCTTTTTTCATATAATCCTTTGGTACATCCTGTAAGAATTGAACTCACGACCCTTTCCGTGTAAAGGAAACGCTCTACCACTGAGCTAAGGATGCATGGAGCGGGTAGGGAGAGTCGAACTCCGCGTTAATCAGCTTGGAAGGCTGCTCCTGGCCCCTTCAGGTAGTCTACCCGCAGTTTTAGTTTGATACTACTACACAACTAACAAAATTGTGTTTTGAAATACCCCATACAATGAAGCTGGGCTTGTGTGGTGTTAGTACAATCACAGTTGATGTACACCAGCACTGACGTCTTGATCTTCCAAGTAGGCAAGCAGAGTGTCTACTGCTTCGTCGTATTCCATGTTGGATACATCTGGTACAGTATCCATGTGGAAGTCTTCATCTTCCAAGAAGCCCAGAATTGCATCTACACCAGAAATGCAGTCGTCGTACACTTCGATTTGAACTTTACCGTCAATGTGATGATAAGCTGCAATTACAAAACTGTAAAGAGGTTCCATTTGTTTGTTCCTTTGTTAGCGTTAAAAGAATATTTTACTTCAAAAACACAACACACTCAAGATTAAAATTTTATTGGAGGAAGCGGTGAGACTCGAACTCACACACCTTTTTCAAGGCCTTCTGTTTTCAAGACAGTTGCCGCTAGTCCAACTCGGCTAACGCTTCCTTTTTTATTTATTTGCTAATGGATTGTCGAGTGCTTTCTTTATTTTTTCATCCATTTCTTTTGACATTTTTCTAAGATCTTGATCAGTTTCACGATCTAGTTTATTCATTTCCATTCTTACAGATTTCATTTCTTGATCTACGTCGCGTTGACTTTGTTTTGCACTTCTTTCAACGTTATCTACAACGCCTTCTAGTCTGCGAATATCTGTTTTTAGATCGTTTTTAATGTTGTTTGTGTAGTCTGTGGCTTGGGCTACATTAGTCTCTATGCCATCTAGTTTTTTGTCTAGTACACTTAACTTTTCAGTTATAGCAGTTAGGTCTGGGGTAACATATTCTGCTATTTTCTTTTTCATGTTTTGATAGTCTTTGTAGACCTCAAAAGCCCCATATAATCCGCCTAAAATACTACTTGCAAGTGTAAAAGCTACCATTAGTTTAGCTGGCGTAAACTCATATCCGCCAATACTGATTACAGTATCTTTGCTTGCGTATTTTTTGGCCGTTTTTTCAAGTTGTTCTATTTTTTGATCAAGATCTTTTGTCTCCGCCATTATCAATCTCCACGCCTGAACTGTATATCTACTAGTTCCTGCCAGCGGTTTTCTTGTGCGCCACCTAGTGTTCTTTGTGCGCTTCTGTTGTCGATTGTTCTTTGATTTCTATATACCTCTCGTACTGGATAAAAAGGAATGTCTTTTAAGACCAAAGCACTGTAGTTTGAAAAGCCAGTTGGTATAACCTGAAAAGCACTAACCTCTGGTCCGCCTACAATTTCTTGCGGTGAATTAACCGCCAGTGGTTGTTGTTTTTCTGTTGTTTGAGTAGGTTTAGGTGCAACATTCTGTATTAAAACTACTGGATTTTCTTTTTGTTCTTGTACTACTACTTCTTGCTGAACAACCACTCTAGTATTTTCTGTTACCCTGCTTGCTACCACATTTTGTTGCGTTGCGCGCTGCAGTGCTGTTGGTACAATCTCTGTGGCTTCTACTGCAGTGGTTCTACCACAAATCTGTGGGTTTGTACTACAATTCTTTTCTAAAAGTGCTCTGGAGTATCCGGGGCACTGTGTGCTGTATAGTGGGTCTAAGTTACATTGTTGAGACAAATAGGCAGCATTGTAGTTTTTACAAGAAACATTGTATACTGGGTTAAAGTCGCACTGCTGTAGTGGATCGTAGTAGTAACTAAAATCTTTTAGCTCTGTGTTATTTCCATAGCTTCTAAACCAGTTTTTATATTCATATTTACTTAAGTCACCGCTGTAACCTATTGTAACTGGCTGGCGAGATAACGACACAGAGTTGTATCTAAACTCAAAACTGTTGTTATTCCACAACTGTACTTCAAAGCTGTTTTTTCTAACAGGATTACGATATTCCATCATATCGTACCAGCCTATTACTACATTGTCGGTCCCCAGTCTTATATAAGGACTTTTGTTGTTAGACACTAAGTCTGTCCAAAGTGGAAACAATGTGTAATTGTACTGAGAATCCAGGTTTTTATTTAATACCTGCGGCCAATACCCGGGCCTTATGTTTTCATTAAAACTAACAATGCCATTGGTATTTACTGCAACAGTATTAAAATTTCTTCCGAAAAACTGAAAGCTAAAAGGCAGTGTTATAGGACCACTGGTACCCTCGTCACTTAAGTTGAGTGGCGTTCCTGTTTTTCGTATGTCTAATAGTGGATTAGTGCTGTGAAAAGTCTGAGCACTAGAACAGCCAACCCATGATCCTAGTAAACAAGCCAGGACTGTTACTTGTTTTTTCATTTTGTGTGTCCTTGTTCAAGACTGGTTTTTGATGTGGATTGTTAGTCCACAAGACCTTGGCTTGGTCGCCTATTTTTCCATCATACGGACAAGGAGTGCCTGCTTCCCACATGGCATCAAACACTCGTCTGTCTTGACACAACAGTGTAACAGCTGCCACTTTCATTCCCATGTCGAATAGCGTTTTGCTCAGCTTTAGTCGTTCACAGTTTAGATCTCGCACAGTACTACCACTGCTCAATCCCAACACCTGAGTTTGCATTGCACCGCCTGTTCCTGTAGCGCATAAATCTGGGTTACCGCCACTCATCATGCTTGGCGCAACAGCCGTTGGCGGAGGCTGGATTATTTTTTGCACAGTATCGTTTTTGTTGGTACTTTCTTGTACAACACTGCTTTGATTTATATTTGTATTTGTGCTGGTAGTATTTCCGTTATTTGTGCTAGTAATAACACTAGTAGTTGTATTTGTAGTATTTGTATTTGTGTCTAACAGACTCTTATTGTCGTAGACGGTTTGCCCAAACACATAAAAGCTGCTAATGCAAAGCATTGCAGCTACAATTTTTGTCTTTAACATTACTGCTCCTAATTGGGTTCCCATTACGGACTCGAACCGCAACTCCAAGGTTTTGGAGACCTGGCGACTACCACTATCTTAATGGGAATCAGACAATCAATTCGCTATACTGTGGAAAAAATAAACTGGTCTTGTGTACCCAACTTATAACTCTTGCATTGGTTCTAGGGTCGTGATACACTATTTGATAGGTGTCGCTAAATCTGTTTAAGATTTCACACCCAACTGTTAGTCCACTAGGAGTTTTATATATTACTTCAGGCATATCTGTTTAGTTCAATTTGTACAAACTCTTCTTTTGCTGAACCGCAGTGTGGACAGTTCCAGTACTTGGGTAGTTGTTCCCAGCTCATGCCTGTATCTTCTTCGTCGTATAAATACTCACACACTGTACACACCCAATTGTGGTTTTCCATTTTAAATTCCTTTTTGTTGGAACACAGGGTGAGATTCGAACTCACGAATCAACGGGTTTGCAATCCGCGCCATTGGACCGCTCTGGTACCTGTGTATTAATTATTTGGCGGAAGTAGTAGGACTCGAACCTACGCGCCCCTATTAAGGACGACAGTTTAGCAAACTGCTGGTTTAACCACTCACCCATACTTCCTTAGTAAAAGACTCTAGAATGTGTTTAAGAGAATGCACTTCTCTCCAAAACTGGAACCACACCAACCACGATATGGTATTTTGGATACTGTTTCACCGTTCTAGATCGGCTGCTGGTAAGGCACTTTGTCTCACATCTTTTACTAAAGAACTGGCTCCCCCGGGATGGATCGAACATCCGACCAATTGATTAACAGTCAACTGCTCTACCGCTGAGCTACAGGGGAATATTTTATGGTCTACTGTGGATTATATAGTCTTTTACAACATCTGGATCTACATCCCACTGTTGTAGTGGAGTGAGCAATCCAAAAGCTACGTTTGGTGAATTCCACCAGTTGTCGCACAACAGCTTACTGCCTAAAATATAGTACACTGCGAGCTGATATACTGAAGGAATTTGTGTTATAGTTGTCATGTGTGGTCTACAATTTTGATGCCGGCGGCAGAGATGGCACTGCAACAGATACTACACGGCTTTGCTGGGGCCGGAGAACCGTCTTCCAAGAACCGAAAAATCTTCATGCTATGTGCTTTAGATAAGTCTTTACACAAAGTAATAGCATGGACTTCGGCATGAAGATACATTTTGTACGGTTCTCCGGTTTTAACAGCGTGATGAGCCTGAAGTGGATGTGTTTTGACGTAACTGTTTTTACCAATGCTCAACACACGTCCACGACGGTCATAGATTATTGCAGTGATCTTGTATTGCTTCGACATAGACTATATTATAGCCTAGTGTGCGTTGTTTTTCAAGTCTGAGTTTTTGACTTCTTTTGTGCAACTATCACAGGAGTTGTCAAACTCTTTATTTTCTCGTGCGTGAACGGCACGTTCTGCTGCTTTGCAAGCCTCCAGTGTGTCAAACACACAACGGCCCTTTTCACCATACTTGTACTTGTTGTTATTGCATTTATAGCACGGCATGTTCTAGTTCTTTCTTTAAAGAGTTCCACTCCACTGGAACGTAGTCAACACACTCCACACTTACATTGTAGTATTTTGGGTGTGTGTTGCCACTGCTATCCAACACTCGGCGATGATGTAGATGACCGTGAATGTTGTATTTCCAACGGTAAAGATTGCTTTCATGCACTGGAATGTGTGACAGCAAACAATCTTCTAAGACATGGTAACCACGAATGTCATCAAAGTAGGGCACATAGTCGTTCAGCTTGAAAATGTCGTGGTTGCCCTTGATTAACACTTTGCGGCCGTTTAAACGACTTAAAATCTTCAATGCTTTGCGGTTGATGACCACATCGCCTAGATGATAGACACGATCTTTGGGCGACACCACAGAATTCCAATTCTTCACCAAATCCTCGTCCATGGAGTCCGCGTTATTCCAGGGGCGTAGTTTTGTGTTGTCGTCTCGCAAAAAGTTACACACACCTTGGTGGCCAAAGTGTGTGTCTGAGATCAAAAAGGTTTTCATGACTTATTCAAGTAAAAGTCTGTTGCTGCCGCAGCCGGATTTTCAACACCACAGTGTGCTGCAAAATGTTCTAACAATTCGCGTTCGTGTGATGCGTCGTAGATCGAATTGTGGATTGCCAAGTACCCTGCATCTTGTGCAGCTGCATAGGCTTCGGGTCCGAAACCAAAGATTTCATACAACACATAACGATATGTTCCGCCGTCCTCAATCTCACCTTTGTAAATTCGGCGTGAGACTGCACAAAAAGCAGCCAACTGCTGTGAAGGTGTTAACGAATTCCAATAGGCCTCTTGTTCATTTTCGAGTTCTTTCATGGCCTCTGTATAAAGTCTGGAAAGGTTGTCGAATTCTGCGTTCATACCAGTGTGCTCCAGTCTGTTGTGTGTGGTAGGACTTCTACTTTTGAACCAGCTGCTACTGCGCCCTTGATTAGGAATTCCAGCTGAGAAACACCCCAACTACTTAAACCATAGGATTGAAGATTACACAAGTACTGAGACCCACTGTTACCGTGAAATAACACGCACCCATCACTCACTTCGAGAGACGCAATACCTGAGTTCAACTGCCAGTTATTGCCTCCCATGTAGCCACCATACCAAACTCCAAAAACTTTGTAGACAGTTTTGTTTTCTGTTTCAATCTTCAGGACAACCCAGCGATCTGGAATATTCATTTTTTCCTCTGTTAGTGGTAGGAGAGGTGGGAATCGAACCCACATTACTCCGCCTTATCTAGACGGTGCTCTACGAGTTTATAAGGCTCGCCCTTAGGCCAATATTAGCAACTCTCCCATAAGTTAGCATACATTAAAATATCCTTCAGTAATTGCAATACTATCTCCCGTTTGCATCGGGCGGAATATTTGTATGCTAACTTATGGAAAGAAAGCGGTCTACTATTACACGCTGGTTACACTGTCCAGTCGTTACCGTTACGCTAGTGAGGCATCCTAGTCGCCAGTAATAGCATTATAGGTTCAGCAGAATTATCCTGCAACCGCTTTCTTGTCTGGTAGGAAAGAGTGGGATCGAACCACTGACCTATGCTTTATCAAAACATTGCTCTACCAACTGAGCTACTTTCCCTTAGTTCTGCAGGGGATGATGGACTCGAACCACCGAATGCTTGAATCAAAATCAAGAGCCTTACCGCTTGGCCAATCCCCTATAGAATTCGTATTTCGTCGATGCGGTTCCAGGCAATCCAAGCTGTACTGCAGGTGCTTTCAATGTATTTTAGATCACGAATGCTGCAGTATGGACCGCCAATGATTTTGAAATCTTTTCCAGCCCTCCAGTCTGATAATGCTTCTTCTGCAGAATCGTAAATCTTTCCGTAACTCGGAAGAAGTACCATTGGTCCCATTGCAAAGTTCATAGATCTTCAATCTTTGTTAAGGTCTTTACTTTGTGACCAACAATGGTATCTGTTGGTTCGTACTTGTCGCCGGTTTTCTGGTATACCCTGATCAATGCACCGGGATCTTCTGGTGTGCCGGTGATTTTGAAACTAGAGCCTGGAATTTGTTCTTCTCCGGAGTTAATGATTTTGGTGATCTTGCCGCGAGCAGTACCTCCGCTCGAATTCCAGCTAACGCTGTCTCCTCGTTTAACACTACCGGGTTTTGCTTTTTCTAGCAGTTCTACTACTGCTTTGTAGAAGGTGGAAGCACTCATAAGTGTCCTTTATGTGGTTTTGGTGGAACGTGCGGGGTTCGAACCCACGACCAATAGATTAAAAGTCTACTGCTCTACCAACTGAGCTAACGTTCCATTTAAAACATTATTATAGATGAATAGAGCAAAGATATCAAATCTGAAATTTTCAACGATTGAATACGTGACTGAAAATCCAAGTTAGCAAACTAATCAATCCGCTTCCAAGCGCAATAATGCCCCAGCGAAGTGCCGAGTCACGATCACGTTGTAGTTGTGCTAAAATATTCTTTTCTTCTTGTAGTTCTTTTTCTAGTAATTCTACTTTTTGCTCTAGTCTTGCAAGAGCTACTGCTTTTTCAATTTCATCAGCCATAGCGGCCTCCCGTCTAATACATATCTCCAAAATTCAAGCTAGTAGCCCTCCTATAAAAATGGTGGAGGATATCGGACTCGAACCGATGACTCCCTGCTTGCAAAGCAGGTGCTCTCCCAGCTGAGCTAATCCCCCATAATAACTTTGATATGGCTGACGCCATATCAAAACTATTTGGTCTGAGTGAGAGGATTCGAACCTCTGGCCTCCGAGTTCCAAGCTCGGCCGTCTAACCTGGCTGACAATACACTCAGATTGTTTTGTTCTTACAACAGTCCTCAAAAGTTTCGAATAGTGTTTCAAACTTCAACTGGTATAAGCTGTGAATTCCAGTCAACAGGTTCACAATCTCGTCTTTACTCAAGTCGCGTTCCAAAATGGCTTCGTTGATTAGCTCTACATCATCAACAACATTCCAGCAGTGAAGAATTTCTTGTTCTAGGTCAAATCGTGTTTTCATAGTGATGTGGTGTGGGTTGGTGGAAATAGTTAGATTCGAACTAACGACCAATGCCGTATGAAGACACTGCTCTACCTGCTGAGCTATATTTCCGTGGTTGCGGTGCCCTGGAGTCGAACCAGGTTTCTCTGGCTTATGAGGCCAGCGGATTGCCATCTTCCTCGCCCGCTGTTATAATCTCAAACGTAGATGTCAACAGATCCCATGAGGTATTGGTATACTTTTGTAGGATCTGTATTCCATAATTCTTGCGGTGTGGCTTTTAGAGTTGTGTTGTGTTTGTACCACCAACTATCTCTATATTCTTTTCCTACTAGGGCAGTTACTAACATAACACAACGTTTTCTCATTATTTCTTCACTTAAATCGTACATCAAACAGAACTCCAATAATTATTGCAAAAATAGAAATCATTGCTGTTGATATACTAAACAGTAGTACTAAAAATATAATACTAACAATAATCTTACCAGTAATAGTTATGAGGTTTCTTTTTAAGGTCTGGAATGTCAAATTCTTCCAGATCTGATACTCTGGCAGCTTCATGTTCTAAGAGATGGTAGTACCGTCGTGTGGGCCGGTTCATTGTTAATCGTGTCCACCATGACGGAGTAGCCATCCAATGGTATTCTAGATCCAATTCTTTTCGCTTTTTAGGCTTTAAACCTGGAAGCTCTTTGTACCAGTAGCGCGTCTTTTCATTTTCATTTAAATACGCTACCTTTTCAATATTATAATTATAGTCGTATACATCGCGAGGTTTGCGGTGTTTGACTGGAACATCTTTGTGTGTTCTACTCATAATACCTCCTGGTGCCCAAGGCGAGACTCGAACTCGCAAAATTTGGCTTCTAAAACCAACACGTATACCAATTCCATCACTTGGGCTGTTTGACTGGTACCCTCGAAGGGACTCGAACCCTTAAAATTTGGATTTTGAATCCAACACGTATACCTATTCCGTCACAAGGGCTTTAAAAGATTGTTACTGCATTAAACTTGTTGTAGTTGTGTTCGTCTTCGTTGTTCCACCAACCAAGTGATTCGTGAGCGCCTACCCACGACCGTCCCTTGTTGTAGTTTTCCAACAAAATCAGTTCTGAAATGCCAATAACATTTTTATAGCCGCCTTCGTAACCACTGACGACTACTTCTAAATCAGGTTCGTAATCTTTCAACAGATTGATGAGTTCGTAGACTTTCATAGGTTTGCTTTGTATTGTTTGATTGCGTCAGCATCGACAGATGCGTAGACACGGAACTTGTCGCGTCCTACTGTGTCGTAGAACTCGTTATACATTTTTTCTAGGCTTTCGACTTGCTCTGCGGTCAGCAGACTGCAATGCACAAAGCGGTCAAGAGCCACATCTATCAAAAACTGTTTAGAATAGCCTGCCATAGTATTCCTCATCAAAGAAACTATTATACAGGCTATGATTAAACAATTCAATCTTAGATTTCTACAGTCTTCAACCTGAAAGTCTTAGCCAGACTTTCGTATCCAATGTACCCACGAGGATTGCACACTACTCGTGTGTTTCCAATATTGTAGTCATGCGGATCGTGGGTGTGTCCGTGAAACCACAGTGGCACATTGTTGAAGCCTAGGATATCTTCTTCCAGGTTGTTGTAGTATGCCCAGTTAACAGAGTCGTTTGCTGGGTAGCGTGGGTGTTTACTCAGTGAGCTAGGACCATGATGAGTAACAACTACTACGGGCAGGTCTGTGTTTTTCACAAAACCCATTAGTGCGTTCTTGCTGTGTACATGCCGACTAACACTATCTTTTGCTTTCAGTTTTCTGTACGTGCCACTATCATAGGTGATCTTGGCGTAGTCGTTCATGGAATATTCAATATCCATCATTGTGAGTGGATCCATGTTGTTCATGTCTGTCCACAGAGTACAACCGTAGAATTCTACGCCATTTACTCTTAGATGATTGTCTTCCAAAAAGTACACGTTGTTGTAGTTGTCAACAGTCCAGTCACGTAGAACGTCTAGGGTCTTGTTCCACTTGTAATTGTAAAACTCGTGGTTTCCTGCCACGTAGATCACAGTGTCAAACTCTTTACTGGCTTGATCAAAGAACTTCTTTGTTGCCAAATACGTTTCATGGTATGGGCCTTCAGAGCTGGCCCTCAGAGCTCGTGCAAGTGTGATGTCTCCTGCACAGACCAGTACGTCTGCATCGTGTGTATTGATCAAGTCCAGTTCACCAAATTCAAGGTGAACATCACTGCAAATTGAGATCTTCATTTTTTACTTCTTCAGCGGGTGTGTTATTGCTTCTGGTCAATCCTTCGATTACCTGTTGAAGCGTTACAATAGCTCTTGCTGCTTGTAGCTCCAAACTGGTTGGAGGGGTGTGACCCACCAACACTTCGTCTTTGTAAACAGGTTTTGGATTGTTTAATAGTTGTACTAGAATGTTATAGTTCATGGCCGGGCGTGCAGGAATCGAACCCACATTCAGAGCTTAGAAGACTCCTGTATTCTCCATTATACGAACGCCCGGTTTGTGGTTTATTATAACTTTTTTCATTGGCTGGTTCAACATCATAATCAATGATGTCATAGTATTCTGGTTTTAAGATAACCAGCTTTTCCCAAGTATCTTTATTCATGATTCATTTCAACACAGAATTTATTATGGGCCAAGTTTTTGGTCTTAGACTCCAGCATGATATCGTGTGTGTTGGAGAAGCTGTAAGCCCAACGATTACATGAACGATTCCAGTAGTAGTCACTGTGCGCGCGCAATTGAGTTTTTGTAAACCCGTTGTTGATCAACAGATCTAGTTCTGGAAGGTCGGACTCGCTCCACACATCACTCAACACTTCTTCTCGTGAGACTGAATAGTGGATCACAGGACGTACACCACGCCAACTATCTATCAGTTTCAACACTCGAGTATCGTCTGGTTCGATATACTCGCCTGTACGAATCCAGTGATGATGAATGTCTAAGACCAGTGCACAATGATCTATTAATTCCAAGCTGGACTCCAACCCCCACTTGAACTCGTCGTTTTCGATTGTGATGACGTTTTTAGCCGTACTGCTCAGCTTTTTCAACACACTTTTAATACCGTCTGGGCCCAGCTGACCGCCGATGTGTACGTTGCACTTGAAGTCTTGAAAACTTTGACCATAACCCATCATTCGGATCATGTCGCAGTGGTATTCAAACTCCATGACGGAGTTTGAGACAACGCCTGGATTGTTGGATGCCAACACACAAAACTGACCAGGATGGAAACTCAGGCGAACGTCAAGAGAACGGGCTAACTCACCAATCTTTTGAAACTCCCTCACCAAGATCTGTTGGACGGATGGTTGACAATAAAACCAGAACCAGTCGTCGTGAGTGTAGGCTGGTAGTACATCGCTTGAAATCCGTAGCATTCGGTGACTTGGCGAACGGCCCCCCACCCACTTTACCTGCTGAAGTAGTGCGTTTAGATTGTGAGTGATTAGAGCGTGCAACTTTGATTCTGCAGCCTGCTTTGTGGCGTTATTCAACCACGTAATAGTGGTAGTCTTGATGTTCGGTACTGGTACATCCTCGAACTTGCAAGCAAAGCCTACTCGATTGATATTTTGATTGAACATTTTAATAAGGCCTCAAATTCATCCAGTGATCTTCGTTTTCGTCTTCTGGAATACTGTCTACAATCCATCTTTCCAGTTCAGATATACGACCTCCAAGCTGGAGCGTTTGCAGCTCGATATTGTGTTCTAGTGGACAAGGTATCAGGTCTCTAGCATTGAATATTTGTGCATTATGTACAATCAGTCTTTTTGGTTTAAAATTTAGTTTATTGAATGGCTTGCTCATGTGTCTATTATAATAGACTAAAAAACTAAAATCAAGTCAGGGATTGTGTAAGTAAAATGCTTTGCTAAAACCGAGTGGAGTAATACTGCGTAGTTCTTTTGTTTTTTCTGATTTGCCGCCCAGCTTCATGATGGGTGAGTTACCTAAAAGAGGGTATACTGGTTTTTTGACAGGAACATTGAAAACCCCCCACAATCCAGTACGCTTGTTATATGCCTCCGATGTTGGGTCGTCTAAGTACCCAGCATAATCACAAGGATTAAAGTAGTACGGCTTTTTTAGGCCTGGAAATAATGTATTCAATCGTCCAACTGGATTTTCTAAACACCACCAGACCGGCTTGTAATAGTCTACAAACTCAAACACTTTGTTGACCAATGACACGCTGTAGTCTGTGCGCCCGTCCAAATCCTTCGCCTTCCAATACTGAGCACCACTGCTTGCAAAGTCTGTGCAGGGAGGAGCTGCCAATATTCCGTGTACACTTTCCAGTCCCAACTCGCTTGGTACTAGGTCTAATACGTCTATGCCCAATTTTAAGTCAAACCTGTAAACATCATAGCCGGAATTTTTGTAATAACTACTCCAGTTTCCGCTGTGGTCAAAAAGAGATATTATTGTTTTACAATCCATAAAATCGCTTACACACTTTGCAGATTGGATTGGAGTCTAAATCTAATACCAATTCACTACTCTTATACCAGATACTACAGCTGCTGCATGTTTCCAAGGTGTTCAGTGGAGCGTCTTCGACTGGTATGTTGAATTCTTTGCAGGCCTCTAAAAGGCTTATTTTTCTGCGATAGATACTGTTTTCAAAACTGTTCATCTTATTTTTCTGTCGTCATTGGTATAAATATCCTTGTGTTGGATGTAATACAAAAGAAAGATTAGGTTACACACAGCGTGTGCTAAGTGGCTTTCGCCTGTTTCAGGATCCAGATCACGTCCTCGAGTCCACTCAAAGATGTGGCGCAGAGTGGCTGAAATTACTCGTGTGTACTTAAAACCTGATCCCTCACTCCAGTTCCAGGCTGAGTACTTCTGACTACCGAAGTGTAACACTCGTACCACAGGCTCCAGGGCTTCCATTGGGATCAAACTCCAGTCCAGTTTGGAGCTGTCGTGTTTGACTGGAGATATTTGTTTTGTTAGGTTATCATTCATTTATAGTAAAAATTAGAGGGCCCGGTACTTCCCCGGGCAAAAAGAACGGTACCTTTCTTTTAAGCACGATTACCCTGTGCTTCTAGTATAAAACGCAGATATAACACAATTTCTGCAAATAACTGCCGTGCGGGTTTTGTAGAGGTTTGTGTAGTATTTCTACGCTTGCGAACGGCTTAGGGACTATTTTTTTGCTTCTTGGCTACTCGCCTGTTAGAGGTAAATGCCAAAACCTCTAGTGGTATTCTTTTTTGGGCTGCAGTAGTGCGGCCGTTTTGGGCTTTAAAACTTTAAACAACTCTAGTGTTAGTGCTGGAGGGTCCAGGTTCTTTTCTTGGAAGTAACGATTGTAGACTGGTAATAGTTCGTTTACAATGCATTCTTCTAAAATGACAACATAGGGTTCTTTAAAATTCATGTGGAGTCTCCAACAAAACAACATTATAACATAGGGATATTGTTGTTTCAAACGCAAATTTTAAAGTGGTATAAAAACAAAAAGCCCACGAAAGTGGGCTTTGTTGCTGGATTTCTTTCTCCAGCGAGAATCCTAGTAACAGCTAGGGTCCAGTTTAAGGTTTTTTGTTCTGATAGGTTAGACTTCCTAACAACACAGTTATCATCACACTGTATTGTGGTAGCAGTTTAAGCACTCTGCACAAACTCCAAGGAGTGTTCTGTTAAATCTCCCTGATATGCGCCTGTGGGATTATGCGGACCCACATTCCAGCATTATCTGTTGGTCTTAGTTAGAAGAAGGCGACTGTATTTCAAACGGTTCTTTCCGTACAGTGTTATAGCACACTGTTTCGCTCTGATGCAATAGAGACTATTGCTACTCCCAAGAAGAGGTACCGATGAAGCTGGTACGGACTAACAATACTAAAAATTGTTGCTGCTATCTTGACTAGTAGTCGTACCACTTCTTGAATGATCACGGCGTATTTTTGTGTGCCTACAAAAATACCTAGCCTGAATCAAACTCAGTGGGCTCTGAGGTTTCATCGTAACAGACAACGCCAACAGGCATTGCTGGTTTTAGTATTATTGGTTGTATTGTCTTGTTATGGACAACAATAACCCTATTGTCGTTTGCTTTTAACGATGTCTACTTATACAAGGGCAGTGGCCACTGCTGATCTTGCTTTCGTTACAGTGATAGTGACCAAGGACTTAACCCTGACCACTGGACATCAACTCGTGTAGGACGTTGATCACCGGAGCCTACATTGATAGTGCATTAGCCTGGTGAACACAGGCTTTTTCCAAAACAATACAACTAATAATACTACTAGAGGGCTGTGGCTCGGAGTATACTTTTCCCACAATTAAGACGTATGGCAGATTACCGCCACCGCTGTCGCCCCATATTAGACAACTATTATAGTACTTTTAATAGTATCAAACAAGTCTAAATTTTTATACCATAGTTCAACACACTAGCGGCGTGATAAGATCAGAGCCATCTCGTTTAAAGGTTGCTATTACTGAGCAAACCTCCACTAATGTGTTGAACTATGGCGGCAGTGTTGCTGCCTCAGGAATCCCGGCCCTCAGTGCTAAGAGAACACCTACATGCCACCCTACTCTTACCATAGTTCAACACACTTCCCAACCTAACCCGGGATGCTGTTTGTACATTAGAAATGTGTTGAACTATGGCAACGCCCCCTAAAGCGTAGCATAGTGTCTTGTACCAGGACGACGATCCCGCTGTATCTTAATAGAGGATAGTACTATTCTACAGCGGCATAGTACTATTTTTCGCCTTGTTGCACTGTACAATCTAGGGAATGATTGTACGTCGTGTGGCACCTCAGCTCGAGGGTTCATAAGAACCTCGGTGTTATGGTAGCAGGGTTCGAACCTGCAGTTGAATAGTCTGTCGCACTAGCTATTCTGGTCAGGTTTTGCCATGAGTGCGAGTCCTGCATCTTAATGCAGACGACTGTCCGTATAGGCTTTTCCTCGACCGTGTTCTCCGATTTTCACCATACCATAGTTGTCCAGACCCGAGTGGAGACGTCTGAACCTTTCTATCTCATTCCACCATTAGACCCGTTAACTAGAGGTCAGCTAGATCCAAGATAAAGTGGAGTACTTGGACGTTTGTGTTGATCCACTATCAGACCATTTGAACCTAGCGGTCGGCTAGGGTTTGAGTACAAGAGTTATGATTTTTACCATATTTCAACACACTGCTGCGGCCGCAGACTACCGAGTACATAACGCACGGAGGAGCAACCCTTGCCGATCTGCTGTACTGACTCGTCACAATGTGCTGAAATATAGCGACCCTTTGTAGGCAGGATTCGAACCTGCAAGTGGCTTCTACCACCACCGGCCCCAATGCGGGCCTATGTTTACCAGTTTCCATCACTACGGGTCCTCGGAGTCATGACTTCCGAGTATGGTTGAGGGTAGCTACTCCTCTACCATATTTCAACACACTGCTGAACAATCGTCAGTCTTCCTAAACAATCGTTAGGATCAATGTGCTGAAATATGCCCCCAACTCGTCAATTTAGGGTAGGGCTTCAACAGCTCATCAAGGAACAAATCCCACTGTTTACAAGCCGTTGCCATGATATTATTATAATATGTTTAGAACATCATTTCAAATTCAATTTTTTACTGGTGGAAGCGGTAGGAATCGAACCTACGGTGTTTCTCTTGTCACTGATTTACAGTCAGCTGCCTTCGCCGCTCAGCACACACTTCCGTTTGGTACCCTCGGCCGGACTCGAACCGGCATGATGTTACTCGAGAGATTTTAAGTCTCTTGTGTCTACCGTTTCCACCACAAGGGCAATGATACTGGTACCTCTAGGGGGAGTCGAACCCCTCGTTTCCGCCTTGAAAGGGCAGCGTCCTAACCATTAGACGATAGAGGCAAAGTTGTTGAGTTTATATTGTTCAACAGAGGATCTATTATACAGGGTTAACCATTTCAAAACAACTTCAAAATTGTTAACCCTGTACAACAGGGGCTGAAACTATAACCAAACAGAGCAACGACTTCTGCTGGAGTATAGCTTGTCGAAGCTCTACAGTACGCTAATGACTTTATGACTATAACCCAAGTTGTTATCTTGTAGTCAGTCATAATGGGCCTTCGTCGAACAGCAGTTACTTCTATCAACAGAACACATATTATGACACAAAAAAGCACTCAAAACAAGTTCAAAATTGTTCGTTTTATGCTCTGCGATTCCACTTGTCAATGCATTCTTCACGAGTGTCGGCATTGACTTGTGCGTCACATCCGCCACTTGTTTCTACGCAAAACATGCTATAACAACGCTGTTCTGGAGGAACAACTAGAGCACTGCAATACGACTTGAGTCCGCTCTTTCTAAGCACCCAGCCGATGCCGTTAGGATAAATGGTGTCTGGATCGCTCATGTCTACTTCATGGCCGCAAAAAGGACAGGGTTTCATTGTGTTAGTCCAAAATGTTTTTTGATTGCCACTTGAGTTACTGATGCTGGAACATCATCGCCCATATAAGTATTATTACGAATTGCGTTATGGGATTCTAGCTGAATGATATCTACGCACTCCCGAACAATCAACTTAGTTAACCTTTCAGAATCCTCAATATTCCAACGCATATTTTCGCTTTCAGATACGACCTTATTGTGAAGTTCTTTAATCCTTTCGTTCATTCTTCAACTCCGAAATGTTTTCTAATCAAGTCTGATGATTGGTATGGTTCCGCTTTGTTAGCAATACCCGCACATTCTCCAACAATCAACTCGGCGAACTTTTCTTCAAACTTAACTTCAAGTTCATTATGTTCCATGTAATAGCCGTAATGCTTACAGTCTGCCACATAGTCACGAGCATATTGCCTAGCCTGATCAGCAAGTTCACGAATTCGTTTATTCATGGGCAGACCTCAAATTTGTTCTTGATGCCGTCAATTATAACACGACAACACCAGGAAATGTCTTCATTTTCATAATTTGTTACACCCATTAGAGCAATCTCTGCAACGCAGTCTTGGACGACCATCTCAGTGTATCTCTCTAGATACTTGTTATCTGCGGCGACATACTGAGTCATACCAGAATCTTCCGCAAGTTTATGAATTCGTTCGTTCACAGGCTTACTCCTTTGGAAAGATTTGCCAGTCGGCGTTGCTCATTGCTTGCTTGGTGTTCTGCCTTGCGACGTTCCTTCAATGCTCGTTCACGGAAGTCCTTTTCAAACTGTACATCGTTGAACACAGTTTGTTGCGGCACACCATACACCTCAGCAACAGCCAACACAGCAGGCCATTCATTATACCGCAGCCGATCCTCTGAATTATCAACCAGCCATTGAATCATTTCTTCATAGATTTTCATTATTTGACTCCGAAATGTTCTAAAATTTCAGCACCAATGTTTTTATTGCCATTGTATTCACAACGAGTAGCAATTACGGCACATTTAGTAACAATCAACTCGGCAAACTTTTCTTTTGAAAAATGATAGCACTCGAAAAGATTTTCATCTTTAAACGGTATCATTGCCTGTTCGGCAAGCTCTAGTACTCGTGAGTTCATCTTAGTACCTTTTTACGAAAATTTCGTGATTACAGGGCGGACACTTGATAAAGTTAACTAACTCACGAGTACCATCGTAATCAACTACAGACCGTTCTTGAATATCTGCTGGTACATAATTCAGCGTTGAACCACAGCTAGGACAAATGACTTCTTTAACCACACTTGGATGCGGTACGGTGCTTACTGCTGTTACCATTATTCAATCCCGGCCCAACTCAAAACAAGTCTAAATTTATTTGTTTTCTACAAGAGTTGCTGCAGCTTCAACCACCACGTAGCGAACCACCTCATAGGGGTCGTCGTGAAGACCACGACGAGCAGCCAAGGTTTTTAAACACTGCTTAAAGAAACGATAAAATCCAAAGGAGACCATACACACCACTGCCAGCCTGAACGCATCGCCGTCAGACGTGAGTGGGTTCCATAAAAAATAAACATCGTCACCCTCACCGTGAGAGATGCCGGTTCCCCACGAAGTGTTCTCAACAAAGCGCGGATTTTTAAGCCCTGCTGCCTTCGCGGCACCCTCCAATAACGACTGGATCTTGCTGTTCATTGTTCTACTCCAAAACCGCGATCTAGGTTGAACTGGTCTTGAATACTCCACACACAGCTACGAACTCCATCATGCCAAGTGTTGCCAACAATCCACCTATCGCCTGGATCGCTTGCAGCTTGGATACACTTTTTAATGATGACTTCAGCGAACTGTTCAAAAACTTCTTCGCCTACAACATACAAACCATCGCTTCGTTGATTCATACGGGTCATGCCAGCACTGATGGCAAGTTCTTTAATCTTTTGATTCATCTTGGTCTTCTAGTGTTTAAAAGACTATTTTAAGCTAAAAAAGAAGTGCGTTCAACATCGAATTTTTGTGATTGAAGAGTACAGCAGCATGAGTTGTTCGTGGGTGCAATTTTTTAGTGAGTCTAAGGAATCTGGTGTCAAGTTCAATTCTTCGCAGATTTTGATGATGACCTCGTCTTTCTTTAATCGCTTGGTTTCTTTTTTATATACACCTTCTTTTCCCAGTTTTACAGCAATGCTGCGAGGGGTACGGCTTAACAAAAAACCAATATTCTCTATACTCATTCCGGAGTTGTATAATTCTAATAGTTTATTTGTTGTTGTTGAATCCCAATAGTTCATATATACCTCCGAAAATTAAGAGTTGTTTTGTGTGATCTTTTGTACTATAATAATCTTTTAAACAAGGAAAAACTCAATGTTTTGCATCAAGTGCGGCGATGACGTCAATCCAAAGCGTGTAGCCTTGGGTTACAAGACGTGTTTGAGTTGTGGTGAAACACTTGCCAAACAGTACAAACACTGTATTGTTCCTCTTCATAAGTCCAATTATCAACCCATCACAGACCTGAGCCTGTTGAAAGGCATCAATTCAAAAGTATGTCCCGTCTAAAAGACATTTTAACACAACTGGGATTCTATAAACAAGGTGATTTTTATTGTAGTAGAACGCATGACTGCTACAGTGTGATTCACGAATCCCATGTTGAAGTCATGGAGAAGTACCTTGAAAACAAAATGTTTGTTCAAGGCAGCAGTCTTGTGTATCATCCTCCTGTGGATCCCTAACGAAACTCACTACACTGATAAAAAAGGGGTGGTATGTCTTGCACAAGCACTGTACCACGAAGCCCGAGGCGAGAGCTTGAAGGGCAAGTTGTGGGTTGCTAAAGTGGTCTTTAATCGTGGAGACGACCTCTGCCGTGTAATATATCAACCACACCAGTTTCCTTGGACGACTGGAAAGGTTACATATGATCGCTACCACTACAACCTAGCCCAGGTCATCATCCGCAACCCACACTTGTTACCACATACCCGTGCTACCCACTTTCATAACCTAACGGTCGATCCAGGCTGGCACGATTTAGAGTACATCACCACAATCAAAAACCATAAATTTTATGCAAAAAAAGCAAGTTCATCCAGAAGTAAGAAACCAGGCTCTAAAAAAGCTCAAACAAGAAGATGAGGTGTTGGAGCCGTTGGTGAGCTTTTTAAAGCCTAGCCGAGTCAAAACTAGAAAGGCCCATAAACACAAACACTAGCATGGGCTTTTTTCCTCAACCACCCAATCATAATTTTTACTTTTTATTTGAGTACCAAAAACTACAAGAAGACTTGTTCTATATTGTGGGGATTGCACACGAGGTAACCCGAGGTCACAGCGACCCACAAACTGCTCTGAGTTCCATTATGTCTGTCTTAGACGAGTACTTATACTAACCCAGACCGGCCCGTGAGCCGGTCTTTTTGTTGTGTTCAACGCCCTTAAAACACCCCCCTCATAAAAAATACACTTGTTTTTCGGTAAAATTCATGATACAATAGTTGTATCTCAACAGAGATAAGACAACAGCGCATCAGCGCGAAGGTTTTGAGTTCAAAACCTCGCCGCGGGAGGGACCCCACAGGGAGGGCACCGCGGGCACGAGCTCTCGAAACCGTCACGCTGATGCATGCGGTTGTATAATGATCAAATAGGGGAAGTATTTTTTTATATTTTTTTAAAATTTTGATGGCTAAAAGAACACTGATGAAATCCCATATTTAAAACAAAAAAGAAAAGAAGCAAAGTTTTCGCAAAAATGAAGAAAAACATTTTACAAGTTGCGCCGGCCGATCTGGTTTCCTCACAATTCTGGCAAACCAACCACAGCTGGATCTGGAATCAAGCCACTGCAGTTTTAGCTCAAATACCACCAGTCCGTGGTCATAACCGTTATAACTCGGTAGCAACTCTGGAACGTATTCAAAGAGACCCTCTAGCCCGTCAAGTCCTCAACGTCTTTACGACCAGCCCTCGCTCACAGTACATAAAAAATCAGACCCTCGTTCCTCAGTTTAACCAAAGCGTGCCATTAGTCTTGATGGCATATAAACGTTACTACAACGTGTGTTACCACAGCTGGGATGATGACGTCTGTTCATTATTAGAGTTCGACCATCAACTAGTATTAAAAAATCAACACCACGTACTGCCGTGTGTTAAGACTTTAGACTGGAGTACTTTTCCCACCAGAGACCTCTCAGGTTACTGCAGTTTAGGGTCATGGAGTAGTGGTGTCATTGGAAGACTAGATCGGTTAAGCAAACACATATACCTACAAACCTGGCTCTGGCACCACACTAAAATTACTCCATACTCAATCCAAAGCCTAGAAGACTGGGACCACAGACACACAACACTACACACCTCAGACATATTTTAAATGAACTACACACCAGAAATAACAGAAGAAATTGTTAAGTCTTACAAGGCCGGACAAACTGTTCATGACCTTGCACTTCACTACAAAGTGCCTCCGCGCAGCATTATAGCCAAGCTGTCGCAGCTGGGGGTCTATAGCAAAAAAATTTACCTTTCCAAAACGGGGGAGGTGCCAATCAAAAAAGAGCAGCTTGTGGAGCAGATTGCAGTGCTCATTGGTGAGGACTTAGAGAAAATAGAAAGTCTTGAAAAGTGCAATAAAAGAGTGTTACAACTATTAATCACTCACTTAAGTTGAAAAAAGCCCCAATAAGTCACCTTATTGGGGCTTTTTGTTTTTCTTGACCCTAAACCGTACCGGGCTTGTGTGGGCTGGGGGTGGTTGGTGTGGGTTTGGTGTGGGTTTGGTACGGTTTGACTCAGCTTAGGGTCAGTTGTGTAAAACTGATCTTGACTCAATAAGGTTTTGCACTGTATAATGTGGGCGCAGAACGGGGGGTGTGATTTTTTAGAGATTTTGCACTGGCGCA